GACCTGATCCCGAAGGTCTACAACAAGGAGCGCATCATCCGCGTGATGGGCGAGGACGGGGTTCCGTCGAACGTCCCCCTCATGCGCCCCGTGCCGGTTCAGATGGGGCAGGGGATGCCGCAGGTTCTGGCAACAGGGCCGAATGGCGAGCCGATGCCGGGCACCAACCAATCCGGCCCCGGCCAACAGCAGGCGCCGCAAATCAAGACGTTCGACCTGTCTCAGGGCAAGTACGATCTCACCGTAGCGGCTGGGCCCAGCTATTCCACAAAGCGCGAGGAGACGGCGGCCCAGATGGTCGAAGTCCTGCGCGCCTTCCCGCAGGTGATGGGCGTGGCCGGCGATCTGGTCGTCAAGAACATGGATTGGCCGGGTGCGGACGAGTTGGCCGAGCGTCTGAAGCTTGCCCTGCCGGCGCCTCTTAACGGCCAGCCTTCCCCGGAGATCCAGCAGCAGCTTGCCGCCATGCAGGCACAGCTTCAGCAGGCCGCACAGCAGATGCAGCAGGCCATGGCGTACATCGCCAAGCTCGAGGCCGACAACACGACCGAAATGGCTGGCGTCACGGTCAAGCAGTACGACGCGGAGACCAAGCGCCTCGCCGCCCTCGGCAAGATCCAGGCGGACGGCGGCTCGAACGTCACCGACGCACCCGGCCCGAATGGCGATTGGGATGGTCTCGTGGCCGCGGCACAGGCTGAAAAGCTTTATGCCGGTGCCGAGCGCGAGCGTTCTGCCGCCGACCTGAACGCCGCCAAGGCCATCAAGGAACTGACGCCGCCGCAGCCTGCGGTCGAGATCGTTGATCTGCCCCCGCTGCCTCGCCGTATGCGGGGCTACTGACGTTCAAACGCGCGCCATTCGGTAACGCGATCGGCAAGTTGATCCATAGCTTCGGCCATGGAGCTCAGTCGCTTCACCTCGACAAACTCACCAACGCCCTGACCATCGGCAGAAGCGTAGTAGGTCTGTTCCGCTTCTGAAAAGCTAACGCTGAAGCTGAAATCCTTGTCCGCGCATGCGGCTCTGAGGCGTCGCTCCGCCTCGTCCAAACTAGCCATGACGACCTCCTTCGATGAGGCGTTAAGCATACCAGAAACAAGGCGCGCAAACCACGCGAGCGCCAACACGAACACCGCCCATCATGGGCCTGTCGCGCGACGCCCGCGCTTAGGCGTCACCTCCCAGCACCGAACCAACCTTCGAGGAGTTCGACCATATGTCCGACATCAACGGCTCCGAAGCCGCGCTTTCGCACGACTACATCACACCGGATGACGGGTTCGACCCGCCGGCAAGTGACGACGCGGACGAGGGCGCAGACACCAGCGCCGAGGATGGCGACGAGGGAGACGAGAACGAACCCGATCTAGACCTTGGCGACGAAGCCGAGGCCAAGCCGGGCGACGACACCGCCGAAGATCTCGAGGAAATCGAGATGGACGGCAAGAAGGCCAAGATCCCGACGTGGCTCAAGCCGCAGTTGATGATGCAGGCCGACTACACGCGCAAGACCCAGGAAGTCGCCGCGACGCGGAAGGAACTGGAGAGCCAGGCCGCTGCCATCGAGCAGCACCGCCAGACGCTCGCCCAGCAAGCCGAGATGCATCAGGCGAACATTCAGGAAGTCGCGAAGCTCGTGAACCTGAACGATCAGCTTGCTCAGTATGAGCAGGTCGATTGGCAGGCTCTCGAGGCCGAAGACCCGTTCCGCGCCCAGGCCGCGTGGCGGGAATTCCAGCAGCTCGAACGAGCCCGCAACAATCTCGCGGGCGAACTTCACCAGAAGCAGCAGCAAGCCCAACAGGACCAGCATCGCCGCACTCTCGAAGCGCAGCAAGCCTCCCAGGCGGAGATTGCCAAGCGCGCCGAGGAAACCATGCGGGTCCTCACGAGCAAGGTGCCAGGCTGGAACGAAAAGGTCGCAACGGAGGTCAGCACCTACGCGCAGAGCGTGGGCGGCTACACCCCGCAGGAGCTTTTCAACGCAGTAGGCGACCCGCGCGCCTTCGTCCTCCTCCACAAGGCCATGCAGTACGACAAGGCCGTGGAGCGGGCGTCCAAAAAGGCGCAGGCCCAGAAGCAGGAACAGGCACAGATCGCACCGCTGACACCGGTCGCCAAGGGCAGAGCAAGCCCGGCGCCGGCAGGCCTCGATGATCGTCTGTCCGCTGACGAATGGGTGCGTCGCCGCAACGAACAGGACCGCAAGCGCGGTCGCTAACCCAACGATCCTCGACAGCCCAGGGCGGCGTGAGGATGTTCAAGGACACCACCCATGGCGAATACCCTCCTGACCGCTACGGCGATCACGCGCGAAGCTTTGCGCATCCTCCATCAGAAGCTGAACTTCATCGGGGCCATCAACCGCTCCTATGACAGCAGCTTCGCGAAGGAAGGCGCGAAGATCGGCGACACCCTCAAGATCCGCCTGCCGAACGAATATTCGGTGCGTACCGGCCGCATCCTGAACACCCAGGATACCGTCGAGCGCAACGTGAGCCTCACGGTCGCCACCCAGAAGGGCGTCGATCTGAACTTCACGTCGGCCGAGCTCACCCTCTCCCTCGACGACTTCTCGGATCGCATCCTGAAGCCGGCGATGTCGCGCCTTGCGGCCAACATCGAGAGCGGCGTGATGGCCGACAACTACAAGAAGGTCTGGCAGCAGATCAACAACCAGGGCTCTCCGCTCACCTACGCGAAGATCCTCTCGGCCCGCGCCCTGCTGGTCAATTCGCTGGCGTCGCCGGACCTGAACGCTCTTCTGAGCGCGCAGGACAACGTGGATGTCGTCAACGACAACAAGGGCTTGTTCAACGACCAGAAGGAGATCTCGGGCCAGTACCGCGACGGCAAGATGGGCCGTGCCGGCGGCTTCGACTTCTGGGAGAACACCATGATGCCGGCGCACACCCGCGGCGCGGGCACCGGCTACCAGGTGAATGGCGCCAACCAGTCGGGCACCTCGCTCGTGGTCGGCACCGGTACAGGTGCGGTCAACGCCGGCGACGTGTTCACCATCAACGGTGTGTTCCGCGTCCATCCCGAGACGAAGGTGCCGACCAGCACGCTTCAGCAGTTCGTCGTCACCCAGAACTTCGCGGGCGGCGCCGGCACACTGTCGATTGCCCCGGAGATCGTCGCTTCGGGTCCGCGCCAGACCGTCTCTGCCTCTCCGGCGGCCAATGCGGCGATCACCTTCGCCGGTCCGGCCAGCACCACGTCGGGCATCTCGCTCGCGTTCGACAAGGACGCCTTCGCGTTCGTGTCGGCCGATCTGGTGATGCCGAAGGGTGTCGACTTCGCCTCGCGGCAGGTCTTCGACGGCATCTCGATGCGCGTCGTTCGCCAGTACGACATCAACAACGACACGTTCCCGTGCCGTCTTGATATCCTCTACGGCTCCGAGACGATCCGCCCCGAGCTGGCCGCGCGCCTCGCCTCCAACTGATGACAGGCGGGGGCTTAGCGGCCCCCGTTTCCCCTTCACATCAGGAGACCGGTCCCATGACCCAGACCACCCCGACCTATGGCTACGACAAAGACGGCAACGCCAAGCTCTTCGAGCTCGAGGACGGCCAGAAGCTGCCCTCCGGCTACCACGAGAGCCCGAAGGCCGCCGCCGACTTCTCGGACGGCTTCGTCGACCAGCCGGACAGCACCAGCCGCAAGCCCGTCCCGGCGCCCGAAGTGGCCCCGATGGAGCGCGTCGCCGACCCGACCCAGAACAACAACGACGGCCCGGTGAACTACACGCCGACGACCTACCCGCACGTTCCGGGCGACAGCGACATTCACCCGGACGACGAGAACCACGACGGCATCGACCGCAAGCTCGGCCCCGACGAGACGTTCAACCGCCCGATCGTGCCGCGTGACGGCAAGGAAGGCGACGACGACGAGCTCACCGAGATCGCAGGTGCCGAGGACAAGGAGCGTCTCTTCGCCTACGCGAAGAAGAAGGACGTGAAGCTCGACAAGCGGCAGTCGTTCTCCTCCATGCTTGACGACTTCCGCGCGCAGCAGGCCCGATAAGCGATGACGGCGTACTCGGATCTTCAGGCGGATGTCACCAAGTTCGCCTTCCGCAATGGCGATGAGGAGTTCGAGGGCGCCGTCAAGCGGTTCATCCAGCTAGGGGAGGCGGCGCTTAATCGCGAGTTGTCGCTTCTCCAGCAGGAGACCGATGTCCCTCTCACGGGGTCGGTAGGATCGCGGTTTCTGACCCTGCCGACCGACTTCGTGGAGCCGATCTCGCTGCATCTCCTGACCGGCGGTGGTTATCAGGAGCTTCGCCCCGACGTGGCCGGCGAGATGCCGCTGCAGCAATCGAACGGCTGGCCGAGCGCATGGGCGATCAACGGCTCGAATATCCAGATCGACACGCCCTGCGATCAGGTACACAGCTTCACCTTCCGATATCGCGGCAAGTTCGCCCTCTCGGACGACAAGCCGACCAACTGGCTGATCGAGAACCACTACGACGTGTATCTCGCCGCGGCGATGGGGTGGGGCGCGGCCTTCATGCGCGACGATCCCGAGCTCGCGAAGTGGAAGGCGCTGGCACAAGAAGCCGTTGATAGCGTGGGCTGGCAGGCAAGCCGCTCGCGGCTCACGACGATGGTGGTTGATGACGCCCTTCTCGGCCGCGGCCGGTTCAACATCATCACGGGCTGACCCATGAAGCGCGTCAGAACCCTAGAGGCGCGCGAGACGTTCGTCGTAGAGGGCGATGCGCCGCCTTGGGCACATGATCTTGCCCGGCAGATCGAACGCGCTCTGGCGGGCTACCTGCGCGATCCGAACTTCGGCCCGTTCACGTACAAGTCGGACATCATCATGCGGATGTCGGACGACCAGGTGGACACGTTCGACACGCTGCTGAACCAGACTACGGCGCGCATGAGGCTGACGTGGGATGCGATCACGGCGGTTTATCACCGCGGCACGTTCTTCCCTGAGTTCTACGGCATGTTTGTGGACGAGTTCGGGCAGGCGGAGGCCGATCGCATTCTGGCAGTGTCCGGCAATGCCTGAAGTTCCGTTAGGTCCTGTCTATGACGCCCCCGACCTCGACATGGAGCTCCTGGTCTTCCAGCGAGGCAAGAAGCCGGGCCGGGCCACGCTCCGCACGCTGCGCTCCTACTCGGCCAATGTCGAGGCGGGGCTTGATGATCGTCTCAGGGCCGAAACCAACGCTCGCCAGACTGCGGACAATTCAGAAGCAGCAGCCCGAACCTATGCCGACATGCAGGAGGGGCAGGCTCGCATAGCGGCCGACAATCAAGAGAAGGCTGACCGACAAGCGGCTGACATCGCCGAGGCCAAGACCCGCGCCGATGCCGACACGGCCCTGTCGCAGCGGACGGCATACCTTGAAGCCGCTGCGATCGCCGACGAACGGGCCATTGCGGCGCTCCAAACGGGCGCCAGCGCGGAAGCTAAGGCGAGGGCAGACGCCGACGCGGCGGAAGCCACTGCGCGCACGAATGCCGATACCGCGCTTCAGACGCAGATCACGGCGCTCAAGAACGCCATCGTGCCGTTTGTCGGCGTCGTGATGACGCTCCCAGCGGGCCTGTCGATCCTCGCGGGAAAGTCCACCCGCACGATCACGGTCACGGGCCTGAAGAAGAACGACAACCTCGTGGTGACGCCGAACGCGGCGCTCCCGGCAAACATCTCCATGGGCGAGGCCTACTGCGCAACGGACGGCGTTCTGACGGTCGTTCTCATCAACAGCGCCGCGCTCGGCCTTTCCATCACGACGGCACAGACGATCCCGCTCGGGGTCATCGCCCTCCGCCCATAATTTGAGGAAACGCTATGCCGTCCACGCCAACCGACAGCTTGCGTCTAGAACTTCAGGAGACCGGGGAAGGTCTAAACGTCTGGGGGTCTACCCTTAACCGTGACCTTCGCCTCCTTGAGCAGGCCATTTGCGGCATCCTGATCAAGCCGCTGACTGGCAACTACACGCTGACGACGGCGCTCTACCAGACCGACGAAGCCCGCAACGCCACGCTCGTATTCACCGCCGGTGCCGGGCTTTCCGCAGCCCCGACCGTCACCGTGCCGCCCGCGCCGAAATCCTGGCACGTCGACAACCGCACTGGCTACCCGGTCACGTTCACGATGGGCGGCTCACCGGTCACGGTGCTGAACGGGCGGCAGGCCGACGTGTTCTGCGACGGCGCCAACCTGTTCATGCTGGAGCCTGTGGCTGCCGCCGCAGCAGTGACGCAGGGGTTCGCTGATCAGGCCGCAGCAAGCGCCATTGCCGCGGCTTCGGCCTCCGGCACCGCAACGCAGGCCCGAAACACGGCGATCGACAACAAGAACTATGCCATCGAATGGGCGGTAAAGGCTGTCGATAGCCTCATATCGACGGCAGCAGGCGGCAACGGCACGACGGACTATTCGGCCCGCCATTTCGCCAGCAAGGCATCGGGCAGCGCCACCGCGGCGGCAGGAGCGGCCACGAACGCGGCAAATAGCGCCACGGCAGCGGCCAACAGTGCGGCGGGGGTCAATCTTCCCGCGGTGACTGCTGCGGACGCGGGCAAGGTGCTGACGGTCAAGTCGGACGGCTCGGGCTACACGCCGATCCTGATCCCGCCGAAGCCCGCCCTTGCGCCGATTGTTGTCTCGTCGCCGCCGGACAACTCCACCGTGATGGTGACGCAGACCTTCGTCGCCAAACTGAACGGCTATGCGGCCGACACGCAGGGCTTTTACAGCGACTATGGACATCCGCAGGCGAGCCGAACGCTGAACGTCTATCAGGCATCGTCGCCCTCGGTGATCTTCAAGACGACGGGTCCGGTTGCGGGTGCTGGCAACAGCCTGACGGTGAACCTTCAGACGCTCGGGCTCGCGACCTCGACGAACTACTTGGCCGAGATCGTGTTCACGGACGTTCTGGGGAACACGACGACCAGCGCCAAGAGCCGGTTCACCGCGCCTGCGCAATGGCGACCAAACATCGGAGACGCCTATCAGGGCGGCTATTACACCGGGCAGATCAATGACGGCGGGACGGTCTACGACCTGATCGTTGCCCCGAAGTCGGGCGGCGAGACGGCTGCGCAATGGTCTGTGACTTCAACGACGAATGCACTTTCTCGAACAAATGGTCCCGGCAATACGTCGACCATCGTTGTAGCAACCTCGGCCAACCCCGCAGCCGCCAACTTCTGCGATCAGCTCGTCCTCAACGGCTACTCTGACTGGTATCTTCCCGCGATCGACGAGCTTGAGCTGGCGTATCGCAACCTGAAGCCCACGACAGGCGTAAATACGGCTGGCCAAGGCGCGAATGCCAACAGCGTTCCATCGGGCGCAGCGTACACCACAGGCAGTCCGGCCCAGACTACAGTGGCCGCCTTCCAAACCGGCGCTAGCGAGGCCTTTATCGCTGGCATCTACTGGACCAGCACGGAAGCGTCGGCCAGCAATGCCAATTTCATTACGTTCACATCAGGTCAGCAGTCGAACGAGGCCAAAACCAACTCCCGCAATGTCCGCGCCTTCCGCCGTGTCCCCGCATAAGGATCTGGACCGATGACCTATATCGTCTTCACCCAGATCGACGCACAGACCGGCATCCCGGTAACGGTCGAGCCCGCCCAGAACGGCCCGACGATGCCCTCTGGCTGCGTCTTTGGCTTCGCGCTGGAAAGCGAGTATCCGACCACGACGCCGACGTTCTACGGCCAGACGAGCGGGCCTACAGACGCGCCGGGCATTCTCGCCGGCATCACCAAAGCGGAGTACGATGCGGCTCTGGCGGCGGAAATGGCCGCTCGAGAAGCGAAGTCCCGCCCGCCGGTGCCGGCGAGCGTGACGATGCGCCGGGCCAAGCTGGCGCTGTCTCGCGTCGGCAAGCTCACCGCGGCGAACGACGCCATCGCGGGCATGGCGGGGCAGGCAGGCGAAGAGGCCCGGATCGAATGGCAGTATGCCACCGAGCTTCGCCGCGATCATCCGCTGGTGACGGGCATCGGGCAGGCGCTCGGCCTTTCCACTGCGGCGATCGACGCCCTGTTCGTCACGGCTGAAGCGATCGCGTGAGCGGGTACACCGACTACCCCGGCCAGTTCGTCCGCGTCGCCGGCACTGACCGCTACGCCGCAACGCTCCCTCTGTCGTGGGACATTGGCAAGCCGGGATCGGGCTTCACGGTCACGGTTCCGGCGCTCTACGAGCACGACGTTTCCATTCCCGCGCTCCTGACGTGGGCGTTCAGCCGCCACGAGCCGAAATTCCAACGGGCCTCCCGGCTTCACGATTGGCTTCTCGACCTCGGATGGGACCGCGTGACGAGCGCGGGCATCTTCAACGATGCGCTGAAGGCTGACGGCGTGTCGGCCTCGCGGCGCTGGCTGATGACCTCGGCCGTCGCCTTCTATCGCTGGTCCTAGTCCACCGCTTTCTCACAGCTTTCGCACAGGTCTTCAGGCGCTCTCCGGGGCGCCTTTTTTCGTGCAATGACGAAAGGCACTCCCATGTCGAACACCACTCCCTGGACCTGGGGCAGCTACACCGCCCCGACGATGACGCCGACCTTCGGCTTCGGCGCGAACGGTGGCGGGCACGGCTTCTACCGTCCGTCGAACAGTCAACTTCCGACCGGCGCGGCGCTCGACGCCTATATCATGCCGAACGGTGCCAACTCGACGCCGGATCAGGTGACGAACCGCACCGTGAAGTACGACGGTGGCCTGACGCGCGAGATGCTAGGCAATACGACCGGCTTCCTGAACGATCAGCTCGGCAAGGGCTTCGGCGGCATCAACGACATGCTGAACAACTTCGGCGGTCTGGGCGGGCTCGGCGGCATGCAGGGCGGCTCCCCCGTCTACCGCCCCGGCGGCGCTCCGGTCGGGCAGGGGGCGACGAACGGTCAGCCTCTGCCGTGGGGCGTGTCCAACCCCTTCAACCAGACGTTCTAACGCATGCTGACGAAGCTGGAGTTCCAGCCCGGCATCGTGACGGACGACACGGCGCTCGCCTCGGAAAGCACCTATTCCGATGGCGACAACGTGCGGTTCGTTCGAGACCGGCCACAGACGATCGGCGGCTGGGAAGCGGCGGGCGGCGGCACGTTCCAGAACCCGGTGCGGGGTGCCCATGCCTGGGCCGCGCTGACTGGCGATCGCGTCGTGGCGTTCGGGACGGCCTCCAAGCTCTACAGCTTCTTCGGAGGCACCATCAAGGACATCAGCCCGGAGAAGGCGGCGGGAACGCTCGTCAATCCGTTCTCGGTCACGTCCGGCTCTGATGTTGTCCTCGTCACGGACCTCGACCACGGCCTGACGGTCGGCGACACGGTGAGCTATCGGCTCTGCGATCCGGTCGGCGGTCTGACGCTCAACGGCACGTTTGCGGTCGTCTCTGTCCCGACGATCGACACCTACACGATCAAGGCGCCCTCTGCAGCGACTTCGACCGCAACGGGTGGCGGAACACTGGAGTTCTCCGCGCCGCTCTCCATGGGCCTGATCGACGGCGTGGGCGGCACTGGCTGGGGCACGGGAACCTACGGCACCGGCCTTTATGGTCAGGCGTCCGGCGGCGACATCAATCCGCGCGTTTGGAGCCTTGATAACTGGGGCTCAAACCTTCTCGCAGTCCCACGGAACGGCGCGCTCTACGAGTGGCAGCCGCTCCCAACCTATCAGCAGCTCATCGCCAATTCGGACTTCTCGTCTGCGGCAGGCTGGAACCTCGGAACCGGCTGGACGATCTCGGGCGGCAAGGCGAATGGTGCGGCCGGCACGGCTTCCTCCATCTCGACTGTCGCTGCTGGCACGCTGTCGGGCGGCGTCGTCTACGAGGTGACATTCGAGATCACTCGCTCGGCCGGCGCGGTTCGGTTCCAGATCCAGTCCGAAGACACGGCCATCGGCACCGTCACCATCGGCGAGCCTATCGCAAAATCCGGCACCTACGTTCGCAAATTCAAGGCTCCCTCCCGTCCCATTCTGGTCGGCATCAACAAGGACGCGACGTTTGCCGGGGCGGTGGACAACCTGCAGATCCGCGTCGTTCCGGTCGCCTACCGCATCAACTCGGCGCCGCAGTATTCCACCGGCATGTTCGTCGATCCGAACCGCATCGTGGTCTGCTACGGCACGATCGAGGTGGACGGCGACTTCAACCCGCTTCATGTCCGCTGGTCCGAGCAGGAAGACAACACGCAGTGGATACCGGACGACGACAACCTGTCCGGCGACTACACGCTTGCGAACGGCTCGAGGATCGTCGGGGCGCTCGCCACACGTGGGCAGAACCTGATCTGGACCGACGCCGCGCTCTACACGATGCGCTTTTCAGGCTCCTCCAACGACGTGTTCAACTTCGCGCTCGCCGGTACGGGCTGCGGCCTTCTCGGCAAGAATGCCTGCGTCGAGCACCAAGGCATGGCGTTCTGGTGGGGGCGCAACGGCCAGTTCTATATCTACAAGGGCGGCGAGCCCCAGATCATCCCCTGCGGCGTCCGTCGTGAGGCATGGGACAACTTCTCGCCAAGCCAAGAGGAGAAGGTCTACGCGGCCGTCAACGCCGAGTTCAACGAGATCTGGTGGTTCTACCCCGATCGGCGCGATGGCAACGAGTGCTCCCGGTACGTCTCCTACAATTGGGAGAGCGGGGCGTGGTCGAAGGGCACGATGGCCCGCACGGCGTGGATCACAGCGGGCGTCTATGCCAACCCGATCGGCTTCGCGACGGACGGCCTGATCTATTTCCACGAGCGCGGCCGGACGGCCAACGGCGCCCCGCTGCAGTGGCGGCTTCAGTCCGGCATGGTCGACATTGAGGACGGCGACACGCTGTTCACGATCAAGCGGTACGTGCAGGACTTCGAGGACCAGGCGGGCAATGTGAACGTCCGCTTCACGTTCTCGCAGTTCCCGCGCGGACCGCAGGTCTCAACCAAGCTCTACGAGATCACGCCGACCCGCACCGACGTTCCGCTTCGTCAGATGGGGCGGCAGTGTCAGGTGGAATGGACGGCGGGGACCAACTCGCAGTTCGTCCGTTGGGGTGCGCAGAGGTTGGACATCGACAAGACGGGCGCGCGTCGTTGAGGGCCGCTTTCGACGAGCGCGGCTATGGGATGACGACCTTCCGCACGATCGCGGCCTCACGCCGGGACTTCCTGCGGGTCTGGCACTGGCTCGAGAAGGCCGTGGAGCACTACGGCCCGACGCACACCCGAGACGGTGTGTGGAACCGCATTGCGAACGGCGATTGCCAGCTTTGGACGAATGACGGCGCGGCCGTCGTCACCAGCATTGAGAAATACCCCGACACTGGCCTCGTGGAGGTTCACGGCTGGCTGGCCGGGGGCGACTTGGACAGCGTGCGGCTTCTGGAGAGCGATGTCGCGGCTTGGGCGCGCTCCATCGGGGCGGCTCGCATCATGCTCGTAGGCCGGCGCGGCTGGCTGCGCGGCTTCGACGGCTACCGAGAGCTTGTCACCACCATGACGAAGGATCTGACATGAGCAAGGGCGGCGGCGGCACTCAGACGACCACGCAGAACACCTCCACGAACTATGCGCCGTGGACGCAGACGGCAGGTGAGAACGCCTACAAGTATGCGTCCGGCATGACGAACCCGTTCCTGCAGGTTCCAGGTTACGGCGTCGCAGGCTTCAACCCGGACCAGAAGCAGGCGTTCGATCTCGCCCGGCAGATGGCACAGGGCGCGTTCACCGGCACGGCGACAGCGGTCCCGACCGGCGCGAAGATGACCGCGGCCAACTCGACCGCGGCACAGCTCGGGGCGAACGACTTTCAGGCGTTCCTCAACCCGTTCATTGACGGTGTGGTGAACTCGGCAGCGAACAAAGCCCGTGGCGAACTCAAGCGCACGGAAGCCGACATCGGCGCGAAGTATGCCGCAGCCGGTGCGTTCGGCGGCGGGCGTGAGGCTCTGGCGCGCGGTCAGGCGAAGAAGGACTTCGACGAGAACCTGCAGGCCACGACCGCCCAGCTTCTTGCGCAGGGCTTCGACACCGCCACGGCCAACGCGATGGCGAACACGCAGCTTCGCCAGCAGACGAGCGAGAACAACGCCAACCGGCAGCAGGACGCCAACTCGGCCAACCTGAACTATGGGCTGCAGGCGGCCCAGCTTCAGGAGGCCATGCGCAACGGGCAGGTGGATCGCCAGAACACGGCGCTCCAGCAGCTTCTCGGCATGGGCAACCAGCAGCAGCTTTTCGCGCAGTCGGCGCTCGACATTCCGTGGACGAACCTGCAGCGGCTTCTCGGCGCCACGCCGCAGGTCTACAACACGAGCGGCACCCAGACGGGCACGCAGCCGGACAATCGCCCCGGTGCATTCCAGCAGATCCTCGGCGCCGGCACTTCGCTCCTCGGTAGCTGGCTCGCCTCGGACGAGACCATGAAGACCGACATTCAGAAGATGGGCCGCGATCCCGAGACCGGCGAAATGCTCTACGCCTATCGCTACAAGGACGACCCGAAGACCTATCCGAAGGTGGTGGGACCCATGGCACAGGATTTGGAGCGCGAGAAGCCGGGATCGACGAAGCGGGTCGGTGACAAGCTGGCGATCAAGGCGAAACGCTGATGGCCGCGCCCGACTATCTCCGCTACCTCAACCAGAACGCCACGCGGAACAAGCCGCTCAGCCCCGAGCTCGCCAACGCTCTTGGCTTTCTACCCGAGCTTGGCGTCACGGCCGAAGTGTTCTCCGGTGGACAGGACGGCAAGGGCGAGGGCGATCGGCGCACCGGCTCTGTCCGCCACGACCACGGCGACGCCGCCGACGTGTTCTTCACACAGAACGGGCGCCGACTGGATTGGGCCAATCCCGAAGACCGGCCGGTGTTCGAAGAGATCGTCCGCCGCGGCAAGGCGAACGGCCTGACCGGGTTTGGCGCTGGTCCGGGCTACATGCAGGCGGGCTCCATGCACGTCGGCTTCGGCTCTCCGGGCGTCTGGGGCGCTGGTGGGCGCGGGGCGAACGCTCCTGACTGGCTCCGCATGGCTTACGGCGAGGCGAAGGCTGGCGCCGTTCCCGCGGGCTCTGGCGGGCAGGAGACGGCGTTCGGCGGTGCTGGCAATGACGATCTGACGGGAGGCTCCATGCCGCAGAACCCCATGCCCGAGAATGTCGGCGGCCTCGGTGGCCTTGGCGGCTTTGTCCGTAGCCCGGCATTCGGCGACTGGCTGACGGCGGTGGGCACGTCGATGATGTCGAGCGGGTCGGATGCGCCGCTCGCGAATTTCGGCAACGCCTTCGCAAACCAGCAGCAGCTTCGGCAGCGGCAGAACGCTTTGGATCAGGAGCGAGCCGACAAGGAGGGCGACCGCCGCGCCCTTGAGATGGCACTGATGTCTCGAGGCATGACCGCAGACCAAGCGCGCGCCTATAGCTCGAACGCACAGGCGGCGGGTGTCGCGGTGGACGGCATTGAGCGCCAGCAGAAGCTTGCTCTCGCGCAGCAGGAGCGCGACCGGACGGCTGGCTTCCTGTCCGGCATCACCGGAGCCGCAGCAGGCGCCACGGAACCCGTCATGGCTCCGGTTGAGCCGGCCGGCGGAGACGTTGCCTCAAGCACGAACACAGGATCGCTGGCACAGGCTACGCGAGCGGCTGACGACGCAATTGCCGTGACGGGATCGGATGCCAAGCCGGAGCCCATGTCCAGCTTCAACACCGGCAACCGCACGGTGGATGCACTCATGGGCAAGCGGGCGCAGATCGCTCGCATGCTGACCGCGGCGCCGAGCGATGACGCCTTCACGCGCGGCAAGCTCGCCCTCGACCAGATCGACAAGCAGATTGAGCAGTACGCCCCGACTGCCGCGGTGAAGGAATACACCTTCGCCATGTCTCAACGGCTCGAGGCGGGCGAGCCGATGGTGAAGTTCGAGGATTGGGACCGAGAGCAGAAGAAGGCAGGCGCGACCGTCGTCAACACCGGCAGCGACAGTGGTGCATTCTACAAGACCGCCGACGAGAAGCGCGCCGGCGCGTTCGTCACGGCCGCAGATCAGGGCATCAACGCGCAGCGGCAGATGATCCAGATCGACCAGCTTGAAGGCTTGCTGGGCAACTTCGAAACGGGTGGTGCGGCTCGCCTCAAGCAGGTGGCCGGCGACTACGGCATCAACACGGACGGCCTGAGCGACATTCAGGCGGCAGAGGCGCTGATCTCGCAGCTTGTCCCTTCGCAGCGGGCGCCAGGTTCCGGCACCATGTCCGATGCCGACCTTGCCCTGTTCAAGCAATCGCTTCCCCGCATCATCGCCCAGCCAGGCGGCAATGCGAAGATCATCCAGACCATGCGCGGGATCGCCAACTACGACATGCAGGTGGGCGACATCGCCGATCGCGTTCTGAACCGCGAGATCACCCCGGCCGAGGGGCGCAAGCTCATGGCCGAGATCGAGAACCCGCTGGCGGCCTTCAAGCGCCAGGCAGGCAGTGCCGCAGCAGGTGCGCCAAAGACGGATGCAGCGGGCTATCGCGGCAAGTACGGGCTGGAGTAGCACATGGCTGACCTCGACCTCGCCCGCATCAAGCGCAACGTCGCCAAGATGGCGGCGCAGAACGCTCCCGAAGAGGACATCGACGGCTATATCGCGTCTGAGGGCGCGACTATTGACGCCATTCGTGACTTCAAGCCGCAGCCGCAGCAGCAGTTCGGCTACGACCCAGATGGGGCTCTCGGCGGCCTCCGCACGGCTGCGGGAGGTTTCCTTGAGGGCGTGCCGATCGTCGGTCCTTATCTGCGCGATGGCGCAGAGCGTGCCGGCGCGGGCATCACTGCGGCCATCACGGATAAGACCTACGATCAGGCGCTAGCCGAAGCGCGCGCTCTGAGCGCGGCTGAGAAGCAGGCGAACCCATGGGTGGATACCGGCGCGCAGGTGGCGGGCGGCATCGCTGGCACGGCTCCGCTTGTCGCTGCAGCGCCTGCAGCTTTCGGAATGGGAGCGGCGTCGGTCCCCGTTCGCTCTGTCGTGGCGGGTGTCACGGGCGGCTCGCTCGGCGCGGCTGACGGCGGCGTTCGCAGCGGCGCCGAGGGCGCGATCGTTGGCGGCGGTCTTGGTGCCGTGCTTGGCGCGGCTGGTCCGCTAGTCGGTAGAGCAGTCTCCCGCGGCACGGCTGCCGTCAGAACCGCTCGCGCCAATAGCGCAGCCGCTCGTGCCGCGGGGACGACGCGCGAGGCCGTCGATGTGGTCTCCCGCGGTCTCGCGGCTGACAATGCCGCAGGCGGCGTCAACGCGGCTATGGCTGCGGCTGGCCCTCGTGCCATGCTGGCAGATGCCGGGCCAGCGACTAGAAGCATCCTCGACACGGCAATTGCTCGCGCTGGACCCGGTGCTGGCGATGCTGCAGAGAGGATCGGCGCTCGTGCTGCCGGTGCGACTGAGGACGTGAACGCGGCGCTTGATGGCGCTCTCGGACAGGCGCAAGGCAACGCTTCGGCGATCCGGCAACTGCGCGAGAGCACCCAGCCCGCGCGTCAGGCCGCCTATGACGCTGCCTATGCCACCCCGATCGACTATTCCGACCCTGCCGCGCGTCAGCTTGAGAGTGCGCTTCGTCGCGTCCCTGCTGCGGCCCTGAACCGCGCCAACAACCTTATGCGGCTGGAAGGCGTCGAAAGCCGGCAGATCCTCGCGAATGTCGCCGATGACGGAACGGTCACGTTCACGCAGATGCCTGACGTTCGGCAACTCGACTACATCACGCGAGCGCTGAACGACGTGGCGCGGGCGGGCGACGGCATGGGCGCGCTCGGAGGCAACACGGCAGAGGGGCGAGCCTACGGCAACCTGTCGACCGCGATCCGCGGCGTGACGCGCCGGCTGGTCCCGGAGTACGGCCACGCCTTGGACACTGCGGCCGAGCCGATCGCGGCCCGCAATGCTCGAGAGTTCGGATCTACTCTCCTGCGCTCTACGACGCCCCGCGATGAGGTAGACGCCTTCGTGTCTGGCCTGTCGCAGGCTGAGCTTCGGCAGGTTCGTGCGGGCGTGCGAGCGCAGATCGACGAGACACTGGCGAATGTTCGCCGGACGATAGCAGATCCGAATGTAGACGCTCGTCAGGGTGTCGCTGCCATCCGCGACCTATCCAGCGACGCTGCCCGCGAGAAAATCGAGATGATCGTCGGGCCGCAGGAGGCCACGGCGTTGTTTCGGATGCTCGACCGTGCCGCGCAGTCCTTCGATCTCCGGGCTTCCGTAGCTACCAACTCCCGGACCTACGGCCGTCAGGCTGCGGAGCGTGCGGTGGAAGAGGCAACGGCGCCGGGTGTCATTGAGAACGCCGCTGGAGCGAGCCCGCTGCGCGCGGCACAGACCTTCGCTCAGGGCGTGTTCGGCATCAGCCCGGCTGATCGTCTGGCGCGTCAGGACCGCACTTGGGCGTCGCTGGCCGACCTCCTGACGATCCCGATGACGGACGCGCAGAACGTCCGTCTCCAAGCCTTGTCGGAGGCTGCGAGGCGTATGCCTATGATCGAAAGTCAGGCCAATCGGATCGGCGCTGGCGCGAACCGCGGTCTCGCTGGTCTCTCCCTTCAAGGTGGAAAGCTGCCGCAATTATCAGAGCGAAAGCGGTAACGCAGATCACCACGAAGACGGTCAGGCCGAAGGACTGGTGAACCCACTTCAGGCCGAAGCCGAGAGCGGCGAGAATGACGGCGGTAGCGACGCCGACGAACAGCCTCTCGCTCATGGGCATTTGAACGCATTGGCGATGGCGACGTGAACGAGGTAGTCGCCCGGCATATGCCTCTCTTCTGGGTGGGCTGTGAGATAGCCAACCACTACGTCTCGCAACTGCCCTTTCGTGACGCCTGCAGGCATGCACGTCGCCTCGCGCACGGCGTCAGCCGCACCGAGAATGTAACCCGTGCAGACGCCTTGCCGATAACTGCCTTCGCGTTCCTGGCAAAGCTCTAAGAGCGAATTGCCGCGCTCCGAAAGGCCGGACGCATAAGACGGGGAAGCGACACCGAGGGCGATCAGCAGGGCAGGGGCAAAGCGCATCCCGCAGATATACCGCACCTCGGGGCGTTCTGCGAGATCAGTAGCAGTTGGTTGTCGTCCGAGTGCCGAACGTGCTGGAGGTGCAAGAAATCCGCCGGTTCTGCTGGGCCTGCATGTCGGCCCCGGTCTGCTGCAAGGCTCGTCCGAAGGCGCGGCGGCGCTCGGTGGCCGAGGCGATCCGGTTCTGATCCAGTTGCAGCATGCAGGACGAGTAGGCGTCAGTGCCGGGCCTGAACCCGTAGACGTCGCATTGCCTCTGGATCGCGGCGATCTCGGTCACGGTGGCCGGGCCCGAGTTGCAGCCCGATAGAGCCAATCCGCACAGGACGATCAACAGACGCTTCATCAGGCTCTCCTATCTTCAGGAGAGTTTGGCGGGCATTCGTAAAGGCGGGGTTGATAGGCGGGCTAGTCGCGGTCTTTGAGTTTCTGACGCTCGCGGCGGGCGATCTCGCGCTCCAGCCCTTCGCGGACAAGCTCTAGGCGGTCCTCGCCCTCGCGCAGGACGGCATCAATGCGGTCCTTCGTACCTTCTGCGAGCGTGAGGTGCATTCGCTCGGACCATTGCTTTGTGCGTCCCATGCGCCGGCTCGTATCGTGTGCATGCAAGTCCGTCAAATCGGCCTCCGCCGTATCGTGTGCATGAAATCTCTTGACCTCATATCATGCACACGGTATCCCTTCAATCATGCACATGATTGGAGGCCGAAATGGGTCGTGAAGTCAGGCGAGTTCCAGCGGGTTGGGAACACCCCAAGCACGCAGACGACTATTATCCGGCCAGCCGCGCCGGAAAGTTCATTCCGCTAGAGGAGGGCGGACCCTATGCGGAGCGGGCCGCCGAGTGGGATGAAGAGTTCGCGCAGTGGCAGGCTGGCTTCGTCCGCAGCTATGAGGACGGCAAGACTTGGGTGCCGAAGGAGGAGCGGCACAAAGGTCGATACAGCGAGTGGTGCGGCATCCGCCCGTCGCCTGACGACTTCATGCCTGACTGGCCGGACGAGCAGCGCACGCATCTGATGATGTACGAGAACACGAGTGAGGGAACGCCGCTCTCGCCTGCCTTCGAAACACCCGAGGAACTGGCGCGCTGGCTGGTGGACAATGAGGCGAGCGCCTTCGGCAACAGCACGGCGACTTACGAACAGTGGCTTGCGGTCGCGAAGGGCGGATGGGCGCCGAGTGCCGTCGTCGAGAACGGGGAGTTCAAACCGGGCATGGCGATCTTGGCGGAGGCGCAGGCATGACCGGCTTCGTCATCATCCCCAAGGATGTCGCAACGGACATCCGCGTCATGCTCGCGTCGATCGGCCAGCCGGATTTCCTGCCGGTCAAGGACACGCCCCAGCGGCGGGCGACCGCTGAGCGGCTATATCGCGAGTTGCTAACTGCCGCGTCAGCACCTGAGCAAGGCAGGCCTCCCGTTCGCACCGATGCGGATGGGGTACGGGAGACACTTGAGAACGCGGCAGTCTGGCACGACACCCAAGACAAGGCGATCAGCAAGCAGCCTAACGCCACCGTCGGGCACAACGGCTGGATGCGGAACGAGCATCAAGAGCAAGCTACCCTGTTGCGCGCCGCCCTTTCCAAGCCCGAGGGTGAGACCGGCCCGGTTGTGGCGGGCGTGGTGGCGGTTCCCTACGACGACTTTTTCGCGGCGTATCGGTTCGTCCCGCGCTCGAAGATGTTTCCCGACGATTGCCTCAAGACGCGGCTGCGGTCGCTTTTGCACCTTGAGGACATTGCGCACGCTGACGAGGCCGAAGCCATTGCATCGTCCGATCTTCTCGAGGCGCTCAAGAGCATCGTCTACGCGTTCGGCATGAACAGCGCCGAGCCGCAGGACTTGTACCGGGCGCTGGTGAACCAGATGGAGAGGGCAAGCGCTGTCATCGCACAGGCAGAAGGCGATACCGCCGCCCTCACCGTCTCCCCGTCCCCATCCGAGCGCGACCAGCACCAGGGGGAGACGATCAAGGACGCACTTCTTTCGTCTTGCCTGCAATACCTCGAAGGGCAGAGCCCGAACACGGTATCCAATGGCATTCGGAATTCAGTTCTGCGCGCCGTGCTTATGTCACCCGAGGCACCCGCAGAGAAGTCGTGCGGCTACCCCGGCCCATGTGGTTGGTCCGCTGTTGCGGGAGAGCAAGCATGAGCGAGACCGCAGCCAAAGCGGCGCTACGCACCGCCACTGGAGAGCTTGAAGAGCGAGTGTGGCGCAGGATTGTCTCTGCTGCCCCCATTGCGATGTCAAGCGAAGAGGTCAGGCTCCTTCACCGAGCGATCATGAGCGATATTCTCCTGATCCTGTCGGAGGCGGCAGAGAAGATCGCCGCCCTATCCACCCCCGAAGCGGTTCCGGTGGCGGACAAGACATCCTAACGCCCCTCACAATACGGCACATACACCATTGAACCGATGATGAGGTCGCCCTTGTGCTCCAGCACCTCAACCCCATCACCCCCGCCCTGCCGCTCCCCTATCATGTAGGGCAAACCTGACCCCGCCGAGACGAGATCATAGACCTCGCTCTCGCCCGCCTCTTCGATCGTCAGAACGCGATCGTCTTCGATCTTCGCCACCCTCTCACCCGGCGGCCTGTTCTCCAGCGTGAACACCCCGCAAGCCCATGACGGCGAAGCGGATACGAGAGCGGCAAGGGCGACGAGAACCTTCAGCATCCGGCCATTCTGCGGCCGTTCATCTCCACCTGCAAGGCGCTCCACACCGGAGCGCCTTTTTTCATGCGAGGCCCCATGCCCTACGCCACCCAACCGAATGTGCAGCTCACCACCGCATGGACGCCAGTCGTGACGGGCTCGGCTGAGGTCTACATTCAGAACATCGGCAGCGACGAGGTGTTCGTGTCGATCGGGTCAACGGCTCCGACTGCGGGCACGGTCGACGGCAACCAAATCCGCCGCTTCGGCAACTGGTCGTTCACCGGCATGTCGAGCGAGACCGTCTATGCCCGCGCGGCCTCGACCAACACGACCATCTCCGTGACGAAGGCGTAAGCCGATGGGTATCAGCATCCCCGGCGGCATCAGGATCGGAGATCAGGGCACGAGCCTGCCCTCGCGTCCTGCCTACGATGCCGCGACGAAGACCGCATCCGGCAAGGCCCCCCCGAACGCCACCGTCACCGTCTATGTGAATGGCACGTCGGCCGGCACTGCAACGGCCAATGCGCAAGGCGTGTGGTCGTTCGTCTTCACCACCGCTCCGACGCAGGGGCAGACGATCACCGCCTCGGCCACGGTCACGTCGCCCGGCAGCGTGGTTCCTGGCACCGGCCCGACGCCGATCACGGCCTACAAGCTCACGCGCTCGTCCACCTCGCAGACCTATTCGGCGAGCCAGGCAGGCGCGATCACCGGCCCGGCGCGGCTTCTATCGATCGAAGTCCTGTCCGCATCCGGCGGCACGGCGACGCTCTACGCCAACACGGCGAACAGCGGCACGATCGTTCAGACGGCAACGGCGGTCGGTCTGACGGCCATCCCCGGCGGGCGCACGTCCTATCTCGGCTTTAGCCTCGCAATCACGGGCACCATCAGCGTGAAGCTCACCTACGAGACCGTCGCAGACGGGACGACGACCGATGCCGTCACGACCTACGACGAAGGTCTCTATCACACGACGAGCATCACGACTTCCAAGCAGAAGTGGCGCGCGCAGCCCTGCGAGGTGGCCGGCCTCCTCTGCGAGACGACCGGTGGCGGCACCGTGACGATCTACGACAACGAGGCCAACAGCGGCACCGTGATCTACACCGGCACGCCCACCGCAAACCAGGTCATCGACCTCGACCCCGACGTTTTCGCGTATCGCGGCCTGTCCGTGAACGTGTCGGGCACCGTCTCTCTCGCTGTGCAGGTGCGCTGATATGGCCCCCATCATCAAGCAGGGCACGTTCTCCATGACGGGGGCGCCCGGCCAGTTCAACATCGGCTTCGACGCGGACATTGTGTTCGGCTACCTCGAGAGTGGCACGTCGCTGAAGCCGTGGCTGTGGTGGTCGCAGACGAGCTGGGTAAAACGCACGCAGCGGTGCGAGAGCAGCGACAGTCTGCCGGAAGCCATCAAGGACGTTCGGGACGGGAAGCTCATCATCGGCGACGACGCTCTGGCGAACGTGGCCGGCGGGACGCTGCATTACCTCGCGCTCAAGGACAACAAGTCGGCGCTCATCGGCGACACGGGCTGGATCGGCTCCCCGGTCAGTTGGTCGCCGATCGTCGGCAAGACCGCGCCCTCGGCCGTGTTCGTGAAGCGAGACAACAACGAGGCTCCCGTCGCGCGCCTCGCCGGCATGACTGGCACCGAGAGCGTCAAGATGGAGGGGACCGGCCAGATCGCGGACGGCATCCTGTCTATCAATGCAGACGGGTCGCTGACGGTTGGCAAGGACCCGGCTGTCAATCAGCTCTCCGGCGGCGCCATCGGTGAGGGGCACGACTGCCTGTCGTTCTGGCAGCAAGCCGGCCTGATCGAAGTGGTCGGCTGGGTCGGCAACGGCACCGCGAACCGCGTCATCGCGCACACGGTTGCCAACCCCGTCGCCGCAATCGTCGTCTCCATGTCAAACAACACGAAGGCCGCGCTGAAGCTCGCCAGCATGGGCACGAAGCTGACCCATGCGACGGCAACGGCGCTGATCGACAACGCCATCACGACGCTGAACGGCGGCCTGACGATCGGCGCGGATACCCGCTACAACAACAACAGCGAGCGGTACTACGCCCTCATCCTCGGCGCCTCGGACGTGGCAGCCATCAAGGACCGCATGCTGTTCGCCAGCGATCCCGGCGAGGTCTACCTCCGCGGCGCGTCGTCCTCGAACATCAACTGCGGCACCGACAACAGCCTGTCGATGACGGGTGCCTTCAGCCTTGAGTGGTGGGGCAAGACGATGTGGACGACGCCGACCAACGGCGGGTCCGAGGCGTTCTACTTCATGGCCCGGTCGAATAGCGACGAAGGCCGGGCAGACAGTGACGGGTTGGCGAACGGCGCCGGCACCCGTCGCGATGGAACGTGGTCGTGGGCGCTATTCGGGAAGGGCTGGGATGACCTGAACAATTGGGATGCGCCAATGTTCGGGGTTGTCACGACGAATTACAACAACGCCGATGACAATGCGTCGTCGGAAAATGACATTCGAACGAAGCCGTGGCGGCTCGGGATCAAAATCCCGCTAAATCAGCGCTTCCACGTCGTTGTCACGCACGACGGCCTCGGGCTCTGGCGGTTCTATTTCAACGGCAAGCTCGTCAAGCAGCGCTACATCGACATGAGGAACGTGACGCTGGCTGACGACGCTGGAACACGCGTTAATGCCGGGGCGGGAACGGGCCACCGCACGGTGCTTGGCGCTCGTCAGGGCACATCGTCGATCGGCCTGCCGGCGCTCATGCTCATGGGCGGCGCTGCCGTCTACAACACGGCCTTGACCGTCGATCAGGCGGCGCAGCTCTATCGGCGCAACTTCCTCGGCGATACGACGGCGGCGGACATTGATCCCGTCGAGCGCTGGCTACCCTCGGCCGTCTCCGGAACGACCCTGACGGCCGCGAAGAACACCGCGAACAACGGCACGCTGACGATGGCCGCCAAGGTCAAGCTCGGCCAGTTCTGAACCACCCCATCCCCTGACACCACGCGCCGCCCTCTGAGGCGGCTTTTTTGTGCGCGGAGAGCCACATGGCTGCAGAGAACTTCCCTACAATCATGGACCATATTTTCCGCTTCGAAGGCGGGTATGTGGACCATCCGCGCGACCCAGGCGGGGCAACGAATATGGGCATCACCATCGGCACGCTGCGGGCTTACCGCGGCGGGTCGGCCGTGACGAAGGACGACGTGCGCGGCCTCTCGAAAGCCGAGGCGATGGAGATCTACCGCAAGAACTACTGGAACGCGATCAGCGGCGACGAGCTGCCGCCCGGCGTCGATCTGTGCACGATGGACGGGGCGGTCAACTCCGGGCCGTCTCGTGGCGCTCGGTGGCTTCAGCGCGCCATCGGCGCCGAGGCTGACGGGAAGATCGGCACGCAGACGCTTGCGAAGGCCGAGGCGGCGGATGCCCGCACCACGGTCGAGCGCATGTGCGACGACCGCATGGGCTTCCTCAAAGGCCTCTCGACCTGGGCCACCTTCGGCAAGGGCTGGAAGAGCCGCGTCGATAGCGTCCGTTCGCTCGCCCTTCAGCTTGTCGATGAACCCCACACCGTTGCCCCGGAGGCCCCTGTGACCGCGCCCGCTCCTGCACCCACCGGCAGTCCCACCAGCAAGGCCACCGGCGGCGCTGTCGGCGCTGGCCTCCCGAGCGTTCTCCTACTGCTGGCGGTGAAGCTCGGCATCATCCCGGCTGACGTGGCGAGCGATCCCGAAACGGTCCTGCTGCTGACCACGGTTCTCACGGTTGCCGGCGGCTGGATCGGTGCCTACCTCGCGCCCCGCAACGCCCCGACTGCCTGACGTATGTCGCAGGAAGCCGTCATTGGCCTACTGAAAGAGGGCGGCTTCCTCGGCTTCGCCGTGCTGTTCCTCTGGCTCTACCTCGGCGAGAGGAAGGCCCACAACCAGACGCAAGCCGAGCGCCTGTCCGATCTGAAGGTCGGCATGGACAGCGTGCACAAGAGCATTTCGCTTCTTGAGGAAGCACGCTCGGAAATGCACCGGAGGGTGAGCTGATGTGGAGCTTCCTCGAATGCCTCCGGTCTCCCAGGCGGAAAGAAGTGCAAGAGGAAATCCGCCAGCACCGGGGACAATTCGCCCACGCCGTCATCACCAGCGACAGGAGGGCGGATGAATTGCGTGAAGTGCTCGCAGGCGCCCTGCGACTAAGAGAGGGGCACGACCGTGACGCGGATCGCTAAAAACACACTGGCCGGCTGGTCTGTTGCCTTCCTTGCTGCCTATTGGATCGTCGGCCTCACGTCGCCGCCTGTCTGGTTCCAAGGCGGGATCGCCGCGGGGCAGTTCATCATCGCCTCTATGGTGCTTTACCGATGGGGGCCGAGCGCCCTGCATTTCGTCACCGAGCGCGAACAGCAAGAGGTTGAGGGCGACCTACTGTCCCTCGTCGGGATCGCCACCCTTGCTCTCGGCGCGGTGTGGTCGGGCGTCTTCGTCGGTGCTTGGCTGGCGTTCGGAAGCCCGGACCATTGGCTTGCAACGCCATACTCGGCCTTCGGGCGCGGCCTGTCCATCGCTGGCTTCTTCCTGCTTCACCGCGGGGCGAGTGTGCAGCGGGAAGTACTTCGGCCGGTGAATTGGGCGATCCTCCTGCCGATCGTCGCGGCGCTCGGTATCGGCCTGTTCTTCGCCGGGGCCAAATGGCAGAAGAGCAAGGGGCCGGATCTGCATCTCAGCCTATCCGAGTTTCGCCCACGCTGTCCGCCGGATCGCGCCGTGCTGGGGAACGTGAACAGCCGCGGCGTCCGGCTGTATCACACGCAGGCAAGCCCCTATCGCTTTCAGGTGCAGCCCGAACAGTGCTTCGCGAGCGAGGGTGAGGCGAGGGCGAACGGCTACCGCAAGGCCGGCTGATCGCACCACACGTTGCCCTCAGTCCCACTCCTCATTGCTAGCGCGATCTTGAGCGTCAAGCGCTATGGCGAGCCGCTGTTCTGGCGTAAAGGTTCCCCAGATCGCTTTCAGACGATCTCCTACGTGGTTCCGCCAATCATGCACGCGAGTAGCGTTCTCGAAGTCCGGGCTGTCCGGCGTTTCGGCATGCATTGGGATAAAACGTTCAGCATCGAAGCCGCGCCCTGGCATGATGTCATCCAAGCTGGTGGGCCGCCATTCGCTCATGTTCGTCATCCTTTCGGCTAGCGTTCGCACCACACGTTGCCCTCATTCGGCCAAGGCTGTGCCAGTCCTTCCGACATGAGCACATCGCCTGCATCCCGTCCGTCACGAAGGCGGATGCGGACGAGATCGCGCCCGGCTCTGTCCTGCCTTCCGCTGCGGTGGATGCGGTAGCCTTCATCCATGAGGGCCTTGAGGCGGTCACGAGACTGGCGGGCGAGGCGGGTTTCGGTTGGGCAGGCTCCGTGCATCTCGGGGGCGTCTATGTCGAGGAGGCGCCACTTGCGGCCCTTCTCCCATCCGCTGTCGCCGTCGATCCCGCAACTGAGCTTGCGGTCGGCGCGGTTCGGCCCCGTGCATGTCGGGAAGGCTAGGGCGGGCGAGGCGGCCAGCATGATCCCCGCTATTATCCACAGCCTCATTCCTGCAGTTTCCCCGTCGTGTTCCCCGGCGCCACGATATAGCTGATATTGCGGCTTCCGCAGACCGAGCATTTGATCGGCGGCTTCTGCTTCACGAAGGGCCAGTCGGGGCCGAAGATGCGGATCATGTCGTCCAGCGTCACGGACAGCTTGCGTCGGCACTCATATGCTTCGCAGTAGGCGGAGAAGGTGTGGCCGAACTCGCGGAAGTCCCCCAGCGTCGAGATCGTGATGCTGCCGTCTGGATTGCGCCCCATGTGCGATCAAATCCCGATCAAGAGCGCAAGCCTTTGCAGCTTATGGAGTTTACCGCAGTTTATCGCCGTGGCGCTATAATCGATCAAGAACCCCATCCCCGTGACGAAGCACATGGGGGACGGGGAGGGCAAGGGGTTAGTGGAACTGGACGCAGCCACCGTCCGCCGCGAGTTCAAAAGCGGCTCGCCACTCTCGGTATTTGGCGGCAAACCGCTCATCCACCAACGCGTCTGCACGCGTTTGGAACTCGGCGAAGTCGGCCGCTAGTTTCTTCGACACGCTTGGGCCAATGATGCCCTCGCAGTCGGAAAAGTTGATAAGCTCCGAGAATGGCCCGGTCGCCCCATTCCAGCACGCGACGCAATGGCTGTCCCACTGCCTGCTGTACTGCTCGTATTGGCCTTTCGGATACCCGGCGAGTTCAGCGAGTTGGTCTCTCCAGCTATTGTAACCGCCATAGGAACCCGCGCGCAGGCCTATGCTCTTTTCGTAGGTGTAGCAGCCTTTATCGACCATCTCGTCAGCCCGGCCGGGGAAATTATCGTTGAGATAGGCTTGAAACACGTCGCCCTCGATCACGGCTCGCGTCACCGGGTCAATGGGACCTCCGTCTTCGTCATACACACAGTCGATTTTCTCAATGCGGTTGTAGGCAGTGATATCCAAGCCCATCCTCTATTCCTCCTTCATGGATACGGGAGCCTCGGGGGAGAGGAGGGCGCGGCCGGCAGGGGTGATGACCCAGCATTGACCGCGGCTCCCAGAACCTGCAGCTTCCGCCAAGCCCTTCTTGCGGAGAGCATAGAGCGGGTCGCGCGCCCACTCTCTCAACTTGGCACCCATCGCCTCGCCGATCTCAATCGCTGTGGCTGGCGCGTAGCCCTTGGCGTCATTCCGGGCTAACCGACCAAGGACAAGCTTCTGCTTCGTCGTCAGCTTCACCGTCATGGCTTGTCCTCCTGGGGATGAGGGCGGGGGAGACCGTCCTTCCAATTCGGGTCGAAGAACATCGACCGATAGAGTTCGGATCGCTGCGGCTCGGGGCAGACCCACCAGCCGAACCGGCTGATCTTCTTGAACACCCACCAGCGGAACGTCCTCATTCGCTCCCTCCCTGTCTCTGTCTCCAGCCGATCTCTGAGGGGGTGGGTGTCATACGACCTCCTCACAGACAGGACGGTTTGCAAGCTCCAGCAAAACGTCGGCGTGGCAGGGCGAGCCGATCGCGCACCAGCACGCGAGGTTCTTGCCAGCCAACTCGCGCCTCACGTCCGCCTTGGTCACGGGCAGCCGTCCTGCCGCCAGCCACTCGGCAAACCTCTCGACCGCACTCTCGGCGTCGAAAGGGACGTAGCGCCGAAAATCCAGATTACCTACGCGGAATGGGTTGCCCCATTGGCTAGGGCGGGTCACTTTGACGGTGTTCGGGGGCATTCTCCAACCCCTTGTTCGGCGCAGTTGAATTCGCGTGGGCGGGATTTGCGGCGAATTGTCTAGAGGAAAGTCAAGCGGTCGGAAGTGCGGCCGAGACCAGTCCCGCTCCGTCGTTACGTCCGTGCAGCCGATCTCAATCAGCACGCCTTGGATGTAGCCGAGCCAGCGATTGAGCTTGTGGAGCGGCGCGCGGTTGCCGATCTCGTCATAGCACTGATCTATGAACTCCCACAGATCGCGGCGTTCGGCGGTGACAGCCATCGGCCGGTATCGGTCAAGGCAGGCGTGGATCGCAGCGTAGTAGGCTTCGTCGCTCATCTCTCCACCTCTCGTTCTCGCCAAGACCAGCCGAAGGGGACGGATAGGGGGAAGGGGATCATGCGGCCTCCGCCTTTCGGGCTTCAAGCCAATCAGCAATCTCGGCAAGCCCCTTCGCATAGCGGCGCAAATCGTCGGACGAATGGTAGGCCTTGCCGGCGCTCCCATCGTCATCCAAGCAATAGCCCTTGAGCGTGCGGTCTTCGATGCGAAGGGTTGGGCCTGCGTTGCCGATGGCTTCCGCCGCAGCATGGCCATCGTCCGAGAGGTCGAGCCAGTCCGGCACAGCGCTCATGCTGCGCCTCCTTCCGCAGCGGCGCGAGCGGCCTTGTTCCATCGCTCGATCAGCGTCTCTTCGTTGCACTCGCCGATCATCTCGTGCTCGCAGACGGAGCAGTAGATCGAACTCTTCCGCATGGCCGACGAGCTATCAATCGTCAGGCAGCGATTGCCGCACTCGGGACAGGCGACAGGGCGGGGATTGTTGCCGCTCATGCCGCCCCTCCAGCATAGAGGGCAGAGCCGATGGCGAAGGGGGTGGAACACAGGGCGAACGAAAAGCGAACGCCCCATATTCTCGCAAACTGCCAAATTGGCAAGTCTGCGGTTCTCTCTAAAACGCTTGCTGTGTAGGGGTTTGCGCGAGGTGCGGTGTGTCGAGCGGCTTCCCTTAGCAGGGGAGCGCCTTCGACCACTCGGCCACCTCTCCGACGGCTCCCTCCTACCATGTGGAGCCCAGATTTCAAGGCCATTTTGGTCTCCTTCTCCAGCTTCAGACAATAGCACAAGTGACGCGATGTGACGGGGCGAAACGCGAACCAATGTGGAACGCTACCCAACCGCCCGCAAAGTTTCCGCAAGGTCTGTTCCCGGCCCGTTCTCGCCGTGCCGGAAGTCCCATCCCCGCCGTAGCGCGTCGGCTCCAAGGTCTGGCGTCCCAAGCTTCACGTACCGTTGCCACTCGTCGGACTTCCAACCGCCTTCTTCGCGCAGTCGAACAACATCCCGCGTCTGGGCGTAGAACCACGTCGCCCAAGAATGGCGAGCGGTGTGCGGCGTGAACTTCGCCGGGTCCATGCCAGCGCGCTCACAAGCCGTCGGCCAAAACTTCAGCGGGTTGCCGCGGTTCTCTTCCAGGTGGTTCGCATAGGCCAGACCGTCATAGCGGCGGAAGAGCGGCCCAGGTTCGCTGCGGTTCGTCAGGACCGATAGAGCGGCGATCACCTTGGGTATCAGCGTGACCGTCCGCTGCTCGCCGTTCTTCGTGTCTCGCAGGATCACGTAGCGGTGCTCTAGGGACAGATCGTGCTTGGCGTCGATCGCCATCGCTTCCGAGACGCGCACTCCCTGGCCGAACAGGAACGTCACCAGCGCCGAGCTCCATGGGTTCTTGTAGCGTCCTGCCGATACGGCCTCGATCAGCTTCGCCGCCTGCTCAGGCTTAAAGAACACGGTGCGCCGAGAGCCGTCGGACGGGCGCTTCACGTTTGGCCGCTGCCCGTTCGACGACAGGACTGCGAGGACCGGCGCATAGAACTGGCGCCGGACGGTCGCGGGCAGGGCGCCTGGGTAGGCACGCACCGCAGCCGCATCGATCTCCTGCTGGCCGATGGCGTCGATCTCGAGGCCGCCGAGGTGCGCGATGGGCTTCGACAAGAACCGCTCCTCCCCGCCCTTCATTCGGTAGCGTGCTGCGGCTTCCTTGAACGTGATAGCGGGTTCACGGCCCTCAATACTGGTTCGCCGTGCCTTGCTCTCGATTTGGTGGAGGATGCCTTCTGCGACGCCCTTGTCCCGGCTTTTGGTCGAGCGTCGAATTTCAACGCTAGCAGATCGACCAGCTCGCCAGACCGTGAGCGTTCCGGTGACGTAGTAGATCCCGGTCTTGTCGTCTCGCTTGAGCTTGAGCGGCATTCCACCATCCTTTCGCTCAAGAGCTTGAGCTGATCCGGCCGCAGCTTCACCGTGCGGCCAATGCGGGTGAACGGGACACTGTGACGACGCAGAAGGTCGCGTAGGTATCGCTTCGGGTTCTGGGTATCGTCGGGTGTGACGCCGAGGACGGCGGCAGCTTCTTCCAGAGAGATAGCGCGCTCAACCATCGGCTTCGTCTCCCTTCTGGGAGAGGGCGCGGACATACTCGACTGCACCAGTCTGCCATTCATCGTGCGGTTCTTCGCTCACCCAAGAGCCGTTTCGGCCATCGCCAGTCGCCCATATCCGATTTGGAGCAGGCTGCCCCGACATGTTTTCCTCCAGCGCCGCCTTTCGGATCTCGTCTTCTTGGCGGGGAAGGCGGGAGGCGAGGGCCGACATAGCGGATCGATACCCGCCCTCGGCTTCCTGCAACCCGGTCACTGGATGCCGCTTAAAGGCGACCGCCTCCAAGCACGCAACATACCACGCGATTTCGTCGAGCAGCTTCTCGCTCTCGGGGATCATGGCTTGCCCTCCTGGCGACGGGCTTCGCGCTCGGACGGGAGCATGGCACCCTTCCTGCGCAAGACCTCCCCAGCCCACATGGCAGCGCCTCGGATCTGATAGACCTCCTCCCCGAAAGAGGTTTCGAATTCAGCGTACAGCCGATCCCGCTCGTCCTCTGCTGCCCGCTCCACCTTCTCCCGCAAGGTGGCGTTCTCGGCGGTCAGGGCTGCTATCTTGGCCTCGGAGGCTTCGGCTCGCCCCTTCCAGTGCGCTCGTTGGGTCTCAATTCCTCGCTCGGCGAACCACTTGTCGTACTGGTCTAGGTTGGTCTCGTAGATGCTCTTGGCCTCGCGCTCGAAAACGGCCTCCACCAGCTTATCGTCCGCGCTCATCGGCTCGTCTCCGACGTGAGGGCGGCAGACGGATACACGGCCGGTTCGAACTCGTGCCCTTCGAGGCGTATCCAGCTTTCCCCTGTGCTCCACGGTCGAACGTCGCTGTTGCGGCGCTTCGTGAACAGGTGCTCGTGCCACATGTACTCGCCGTGCATCTGGCAGTAGGCGGGCCGAGACTTCCCCTCATAGCGGTACAGGTTCGGCCAGACGCGACCGCCATAGCTGATGCGGTAGAGTTGGCCTAGGGTGAGGTCAGCCACGGCCATCCTCCTCTTGCTTCACGGACGGAGGGGCGAGGGCGGCGGGTAGCGGCTTGCCGGTCACCTTGGAGTATTCAAGCCGATACCAGCGCGGGTCGAATGTCAGGTCGAGCGCTTCTGCAATCTCCGCCGCATCCTCTTCCGTCTCATTGACGCGCTGATCCATCCAGCCCCACCAGATGAGATCGTCGCCGTAGAGGATCGCGATGTTGAAGTCGTCAGATCCGCGAAGCTTCCAACCGTGCTTGATGGCGTCGTTGCGATTGTTGAACCGAGCGCCGTCCCATCCATAGGTGATGCCAAAACCGTCAGCATGCATCCAAGCCGACTGGCAGACGACAATGAACTCAGGATCGAAATTTGCGGGTAGCTCAGCCACGGCCCGCCTCCTCTTGCTTCACGGACGGAGGGGCGGACGGGAAGTCCAGCGGGCGAAAATGCGGGCGAGACCAATCCCGCTCTGCCATCACATTCGTGCAGCCGATCTCGATCAGCACGCCTTGGATATAACCGAGCCAGCGATTGAGCTTATGGAGCGGCGCACGGTCGGCGATCGCAGCATAACACTCGTCGATGAACTCCCACAGATCGCGGCGTTTGGCAGCAACAGCCATAGGTCGGTATCGATCAAGGCAGACGTGGATCGCGGCGTAGTAGGCGTCGCTCGGCTCCACCCCCTGGGCGGCCTCTCCCTCTGGTGCGGGTGGGGAGAGGGCGGCGGACAGCGCGTCGTCGCACGCAACCAGCTTGACCCATGCGCTATCAACGAGCGAGTGGTTTCCGCGCTCATGATCGCGACCGACCCAGAACGATCCGCGCGCTTCGTGGATCGCCTCCCGCATTGCCGCCCCTGTCGCATGGGCAGAAGAGGCGGCGATGGCGGATAGAGCTTCATCGACCGTGGCATCTTCGGCTTTGCGAGCGGAGTTGTCGCCGTAGTGTGAGAACTCGTCTCGCGCCGCCATCGCGACCAAAGCTCCGTTCTGATCCAACAGGCCAGTGCGATGCCAGTCGAGGATTTCGGCGCACCTCTGACGCAAGTTGTCCGTGACGAGATCGCCGGCCGTGTTCGTGGGGGAAGTCGTCATCGGCCAATGCTCCGAAGATGGGAGCGGATCAGCTTCATGGCTTCATCCGTCTCGCCGGTGATCTGGTAAAGCTGCAGGGCCAAGCCGCATGGATCGTCCACGCCTGCGTCGAGCCAAAAGGCGCGCTCGCTCATGCCGTGCTGCGTGCGGTGTTCTTCCGGGGTCATGGGGAGCGTGAAGGCGTCATCTGCCTTCTGGCCCATGCCGGTGGTCGGCTTGCGATAGCGAGGATCGCCCATCCGAAGGTGACATGCTTCGCACCCCATCTGGCCGCTGATGACCGAGGGCAGGGTGCGGATGAAGGCGAGGTGCTTCGGCTGCTTGATGGGGCCGCCCTTGCGGGTCGGGTCCAGCGAGAAGGCGGTGGCGGGCATGACAACTCGGCTCATGCTCGGCGCTCCAGAGCATTCCAGGCATTCGCTGCATTCTGAACCGGTGCGGGCTTCTCTGGCCCTTCGAGGCCGCACATGAGGCATTCAACGCGCCAGAAACGCGAACCTAGCTCGTTCGAGTAGCAGGGGCTTTCGTGGCTGCTATGCCGGCAGCGGGGGCAGGCCTTCAGTTCATCAAAGGCTTCATTGAGTTTGTCCATCAGGCGGCCCACCTGTTCGGCTCGCTCCACCGCACCCCATGCCGATCGCCATACTCGGCAATCGTCGTGATGAGGTCCGCCATCTGGCGAACGGTCAGCTTCGAGGACGAAAAGCCCATCGGGAACGGGCCGGAGTTGTCCAAGCCCTCGCAGAACCGCACCTGATGGCCCAGGACGTGCATGAAGGCGCACTTCCATGTTTCGGGCGTCCAGTGACGGCCTTCGGGCTTGGCGCGGCTGATGTCGGACAGCATGGCCCACATGCGCGCGTTCTGATCAGCATTGCGGGTGGCCTCGCTGATCTTCACCACGGCATCCGCCGGGGCTCGGTCGATCATCTGCTTGGCGAGGGCGCGCTGTGAGGCGCCACGGAGGATAACAGTCTGAGACATCAGCCGGCCTCCAGCATCGTCTCGGTGAGCTCGCGTTCCCGAGCGTTAAAGGCGTCGATGACGCGCTGCTGTTCGAGGCGGGTCAAAGCGCGAATGTGCGGGCGCTCCTCCTCACGCCACGCCGACAAGAGCGGAGCGGTGCGGACCATCTTGAGCGACGCGATGAGGCTGTCCGCCGCAGCGCTAGCCTTCCGGTCGGCATCCGTGACATTGGCGGGCGTCGGGCGCTCGTTGCGCCGGTCGAAGGCGTCCTCGGCGTCGTCGTCGGTCGGCGGCAGACCGAGAGCAGCCATAGCCGAATACCTCTGCCCGTAGGTCAAGGCCGAGCCCGCCGCCTGCGGATCGCGCTTCGCCAGCGGTACGTGCATGGTCGCCTGAAGCCATTCACCGCTCTCAGCATGAGAGATACGGGTCGAGACCTCAATGCAGCCATCCACGACGCGGCCGGGCGCCTGCATCAGCACGAGACCGAATGCTTGCAGGTGAGGCCGCGCCGTATCCATGACGTTCTCAAGCGAGGCGTAGCGGTTGCGGAAGTGCGGGTTGGTGCTGTCGCGCTTGACGCCATCAACGGCGCCTTGGAACGAGTGCATCGCCTTCATCAGCGCGGCGGTGGTCGGGCTGGTTTCGATGCTCATCACGCACCTCGAATGTGCAGGGAGGCAGAGCCGAACTCCAAGCGCGCGCCCGGCACGTCCTCGCCGGCCATGAGCGCCTTCTTGATCTCGGTCTTCCGTGCCTCGTGGGTGGTCTTGAAGAAGCCCTGCGGAAGCTCGTGGGGCTCCACATCGACGGCGACGACCGGCTGGGGATCGCGCACGGAGAAGGTGGCGACCGGCAGATCCAGCTTCGGCAGATCCGCGGCGTCCATCACCGACATGATGAGGCTGCGCTTGCGGGCGGCGCGGTTCTCGAAACGCTTCTGACGCGCGGCCAGATCGTCCTTGAACGCCTTGGCGCCGTCAGCCTGGGCCTCGTCTTCCTTGAGCGAGCGGAAGATGCGGGTGACGACGGACGCAATCTCCGTCTCGCCTTCCAGCATGCCGGCGCGAAGCTGGTCGTCGTCGGCGAGTTCGGGATAGGCTTCCATCAGGCGTTCGATGTCGAAGCGCACACGGCCAGCATCAAGGGAGAGGTAGCGTTCGCTCATAGCGATGCCCTCTGCTTGGCAAGCTCGTGCGCGACCTTGGCCGTGGGGAAGCGATGAAGCGTGTCGATCACGTCAGCCAGCAGAAGCGAGCGCTCGCGCTTGTGGCGGGCAACCTCGGCCGCGTTGCCGAGCTGCGCGTAGTCCTGCGCCAGATCGGTGTGCGTCTCGATCTTCCGAAGCTGCGCCTCGATGGACAGCGACAGCTTCATGGTCGAAGCCTCGTATCCAGCCTTCACGCCGGCATGGATGACGGACTGGCGATAAGCCTCGTAGGAGATCTGGCTCATGCCCGCCACTCCCGCTCGGCCGAGGCCAAGGCTTCCTCCATCTTCGCGATGACGGACGGGCGCTTGCACTCGTTGGCGACGGCATCGAAGACGTGATGCGGCATGTCCACCGAGTAGCCGTTGGCCGCTTCCTCGACGGGAACCCACGTCATGGTCCTGCCCCGCCAGCCTTCGACCTCCACGCCGTCGACCAGGATCTCGCCCATGTCGTCGCGGTAGATCGTGACGCGAGCTTCGCAGGTGGCGATGCCGACAGCGCCGAGGAACAGTTCCGCGGTGACGTTGACCATGGCCGTGAGCGCGTCCGCCTTGGGGTGCATGCGCTGCGGGGTGCGGAAGTCGTGATGCTGGATGTTCATGTTCAGATCACTCCCAGGCTACGAACGAGCGCGGCGCATAGAAGCGCGGCGGCAAGGACGGTGGTGAAGAGGGCGGCGCTAGGCCAAGGGTTCTGCGGGGAGGGAGACCGGGCGCTCATGGGGTTTGATCCCGAGCGGCGAGCATGGCGTCGGCGCAGCGGTACGCGGCCCGTCCTAATTCCCGCTCCTGACCATAGAAGCCGCTCCTTGTGAGCATGCTTTGCATGGCGCGGATTGCGACTTGATCCCGCAATGTCATGCCGGGATGCAGAATGGGTGCAGCCTCATGCGAGGTCGCAGCAAGCGTTGCTGGAAACGCAGGCCCGCCATCGTTGCCCGCGCTCATGGCTGGCCCCCATTAGCGATGCGGAAGGACGAGAAGTTCTCGCTGTGACGGGCGACGATGCGCTTGCTCTCGTCGTGTCCGATCTTGATGCCGCCAGCGAGAAGGCCGACGATCACAGCCGCGCCGATCCAGATGGCAGCGCCGTACTTAAGTCCGGTCGCAATGCCGTGAGAGGGAGAGCGGGGCATTATGCGGCTCCCTCGATAGAGGGGATGGTGAGGCCTTCACCGCGTGCCCAGTTGTGGAGCGCGTTCCTCATGTCCTCCGGCACGGGCCAGCAGTCATGATGAAACTGAAGCTCACTGAGGCTGCCGCGGTTGATGGTTCCGAACAGGCCATCAAACAAAGTCACCGCCTCGGGGCGCCGGCCGAACGGTGAGCTGATGACCGCGCCCTCAATAACAGGATCGTAGAGGTCGTCTGGGATGCAGTGACCAATGGCGCAGCGACGGTTGTCGTCGCCGCGATAAGCGCAGCTCTCCATATTGGTCTGAGACCGGCGAAACCCCTGCGCAGCCAAGCCGCGATAGGCGTCGTCGAAGACCTGCTGCAATGTCTCGTAGTGATGTCGTGCCATGTTGGGTGCTCCAGTGTGGCGGCTCATGGAGCGAGCGCGGGACTGGCCGGGCGCTCGCTGTGATGAGGCGTCAGATTTTCGGAGGGGCAGGGAGCGGCGGATGCGGCGTCCAGTGCGTGTGGTAGTCCGGCCAGTCCTCGCAAAGCGGCGAGCCGATCCACGCAGGTTCACCGAGCCAGCGGCAATCGCGCCAGCACCACCACGTCGCAAAGCCGTAATCCTCATGCCACTCGGCTATCGGGCGAGGCTTCGGCGCTGCTGCGGCATCGCGAAGAAGTTCGCGCACCCATTCAGGAGTTGCGTTCGGCGCGTCAGCTGCATTCAGAAGAGTTTTGGCTAGGTCGCGTGTGCTCACGAGAACACCGCCTCTTTGGCAATCGGGCCAAAGCTAAACTGAGCGTCGGACCCGGCGGGCTTCGTACCGACCCAGATGCGGTAGGTCTTGCCGGAAAGCTTCTGGCGGTCGCGAAGGGCGGCGGCCTTGCGCTGCAGTTCTTCTACGGTGTCGGCCATCACCTCGAAGAGCGTGCCACGAACCTGAAGCAGGAAAAGCTTGTCCATCTGCCGTCTCCCATCCTAGGCGCTCTGTGCGCCGGGGCAGCGGTGTGCTGCCGATGGGATTAAGGTGGCATATTCTGCCACTAGCGGCAATAGGTCGGATCAGAAAAAGTTGCAGAACATGCCACTGAGCGCCCCTGGCTCGCGATGATTGTTTTTCTGCATGACACTCACTTAGGCCATTATGCCACCCTGGGTAACGCCGGGCACAAAAAAGCCCGCCCAGATTGTTGGGCGGGCTTGGTCTCGTTTCAGGCGTCTACCTCAGCCGCCTGTTCCTGTGCGTAGCTTCAGCATGATCTCAATGGCCTGCTTCATGCTTTCCACCTCTGCGTTGTCTCGGTCCTTCGTGATGCGAGAGAACCAGTCGTCGCGAGGGTGGCGCAGAAGTTGGCTTGGGTCATCCCAGCCGAACAGGGCAGCCAACCGGAGTTGCTGGGCAGCTTGCGGCATCTGCCCCTTCAGCCATCGGTAGACCTGGCTTTTGTCCACTTCCTTATGGTCCAGAGATCGGTCTGGATCATTCAGGGCGGCCACCAGATCCATCGGCGTCATGTTCCGTTCCTCCAGCCATTCCGCGAGGAAGTGGCGGCGGACGGGAGACTTATCCTGATGGATTTTCGCGATGTTTCCCATAGTGGCACGATGTACCACTAGGCCGTAATTCAGTCGGCGGCAGAGAACGACACTCACCCTCTTGCCGCCAGTGGCAGATTGTGCCACTTGTAGCGAATGCTCACGAACGCATTCGCGACCTTCAGGAAGGATCGGAAGCTCACCCTAGACGGTGCGGCCGCGATCCTTGGTGTGGACCGTACCACGATCTTGCGCTGGGAGAAGGGCGTCGTCCTGATCCCTACGAAGCGCCTCGGCGATCTGGAGAAGGCGACGGGCATCCCGCGCCAGCAGCTTCGCCCGGACATCTTTGCCGACGTGCAGCCCAGCCGCGTCAAGGCGAGGGCCGCGTCGTGAGCCGGGCTTACGATATGATCAGAGAAGGGCTGCTGGAGGCGCTGGCTCACGCCGAAGCTTCGCAGCTCGGCACAAACTATCTCGCATCGCCGGCACGGGACGGCGCCCCGCAAAAGAAAGGCGGGCAGCCCGAAGACGCCCGCCGAGGTATTGCCATGATGCACAATATACCAGTCGCGCTGCCGAAATCCACCGTTGAAGTGATCAGCGGCGAGCAGGCGCGGCATCTTCGCGACACGTGCCACTTCCCCCGGCAGCGCAACATCAGCGACCACAACGTCACACGTCTTGCGGCGGCGATGCGCGCTCGCCGCTTTGTGCCCGGCACGCAGGTTTTCCTTTGCGTTCTGCCGGATGGCACCATGCACATCGTCAACGGCAACCACACGCTGGAAGCCGTGTATGCCTGCGACATCCCGCAGGTTCTGACGATCACCAAACTGCCAGTCGCCAATCAGGATGAGGCGGGCGAGGTGTACGCGACGTTCGACATTCAGAAGGTTCGGACGTGGCGCGACAGCATGCGCGCGGTCGGGGCCGACGAAGGCATTCCGATGGCCGACAAGGTGCTCGCTGCCGTTCGTGTTATCGATGGCCGGTTCGGGTCCAAGAACGATGCCACGGTGCCTCGCGTGGACCAGATCGCCCGCATCGAGGAATACCGCCTCGCGGCGCACATGTGGGCGACGGCCATCGCAGGCGGCGTCAGCGGCTCCACTGGCATGATCAAGCGCGCTGCCGTGATTGCGGTTGCGCTCGTCGGCTTCCGCTATCAGCCCTCGTTCGCGAACGAGTTCTGGAGCCGGATCGCGCAGGACGATGGCCTGACGAAGGGGATGCCCGAAAAGGCGCTCCTTCATTGGCTGCGCAACACGCACAACGCCGCTGGTACGTCCGCCCGCGTCGAACATTGCAAGGCCGTTGCAGCGGCTTGGAATGCGGCGTGGCGCGGTGAGCAGCGCGACTACATCAAGCCCAACTCCATGAGTTCGTTCTTCATGTTGGGCACCCCCTACGCCAACGGTCTGGGGGAATAACGCATGGGCCTCGCGCACATTGACATCTCTCTGATCGACCACGGCACGCGCCTCCGGGAGGTCTCCGAGGCTCAGGTCGAAAGCCTGATGGACAGCATCTCTGAGGTCGGGCTTCTGAACCCGATCACGGTCTACGAGCGTCCAGTCGTGCGCGGGGTCCACACGCGGCAGGGCTTCGGCATCATCGCTGGAGCGCACCGCAAAGTGGCCTGCGAGCGGCTGGGCCTGACGGACATCGCCGCGAACGTCGTCACACTGTCCGAGTTGCAACGGCAGATCGCCGAGTGCGACGAGAACCTGCGGGGGCCGTCGCTCGGTAAGGCCGATCGCGCGCTGTTCACGCAGCGTCGAAAGGAAGCCTATGAGGCTTTGCATCCTGAAGTCAGAGCGGGACATGCTGGGGCAACGGCTCGCCATGATGCAACGGCAAACTTTGCCACCGCATCTTTCGCCGCAGCCACCGCCGAGGCCACTGGCCAGTCCGAACGCACGGTCCGCCTCGACGCCGAGCGCGGCAAGAAGATCAGCGAGCGCGCCCTCGACATGCTGCGCGACACCCGGCTCGACACCGGCACGTACCTCGACGGCCTGAAGGCGCTGGATCATTCGGCACAGGTCGAAAAGGTGAAGGCTGATCTCGCCAAGCCAAAAGCGGCGCCGCAGCGGGCATCGATCAAGCCCGAGCCTGAAGCCCTGACAGACGAGGAAGCCGAAGAGAAGCAATGGGCTGATTTCCTTCGCGTGTGGAACCGCTGCGGCGCTCCAGTTCGTCAGCGCATTCGCGAGCATGTTGACGCGCCGATCATGGATGGACGGTACGCCGCATGACCTCCTCATCCCCCATCCCCCACATCACCGACGAAACCCGCGCCGAACGTGCTGCCGCTCTCATACTTCGCGGCTACGGCGTCGAGGACGTTGCAGCATCGATCTACGGCAAGTCGGATGGCTTCACCCTCTCGGCCGCTCGACAGCTTGTCCAGTCCGATGAGGTCCGCAAGCTCGTAGAACACGGCCGCGCGAAGGCGCTCGGTGCGCACTGACATGGGCAATCCGTACCTCATCACCGGCCCGGCGCTCATCTCGTTCTCTGGCGGGCGCACGTCAGCCTTCATGCTGTGGAACATCCTGCAGGCGCATGGCGGCAAGCTGCCGGACGACATCGTTGTCACGTTCGCGAACACCGGCCTTGAAGACGAGCGCACCCTTCGGTTCGTCCACGAGTGCGGCACCCGCTGGGGCGTCCGCATCCACTGGTTGGAATGGCGCAACGACGAGACCGGCTTCGAAGAGGTTGGCTTCAACAGCGCGTCCCGATCGGGCGAGCCGTTCAAGGCGCTCGTGGCGAAGAAGAAATACACCCCGAACGGTGTGACACGCTTCTGCACCCAGGAGCTGAAGATCCGAGTGATGGGCAAGTTCTGCCGCTCGCTCGGCTGGGAGCATTGGACCAATGTCGTCGGCCTTCGCTACGACGAGGGTAGCCGCATCCTGAAGGCACTCGCTCGCAACGAAGCGGGCAAGGAGCGCTGGCGCACGTCGATGCCAATGGCCGCGAAGGCCGTGAAGGCCGTCAAGCGCGATGTGATGGCGTTCTGGCTTGGCGAGAATGCCGACCCGGTAGACCTCAAGCATCCGCTCCCGCAGGGCTTCGACCTCGGTCTCCGCGACTATGAGGGCAACTGCACCCTCTGCTTCTTGAAGGCGAAGGCCAAGCTGCTGCGGCTGATCCGCGAGCAGCCCGGCGCTGCACAGCACATGATCGAGATGGAAGTGCTGGGCAAGGGCCGGTTCGTCACCGAGTACAGCTACACCGATCTTGTCTCCTACGCCGATCGCTCTCCCATGCTGCCGGGCATCATGGACGATGCTTGGGGTGACGAGCACGACGCCGAATGCGGCCTCTGGTGCGGCAGTGAGGCCGCTTAGATGATCGCTCACAATTCACCCATCCCGGTTCTCAGGTCTTTCGTGGCCGGGTCCCGTAACGCTGGAGGCGGTTTCTCCCCCCGCTCGTCCAGCACGCGCAGGCAGGCTTACGCATCCCCGGCCTGCCTGCGCCCCCATTCTCCTGCGGTTCTGGCGATCACCGAACAGTCGGTCCGCCATGTAGCCGCCAATCTTTGCCGGGTTGCCGCCCGGCTCGGCGCTCGTCGGATTGCCGTCCGCCAGCGCTTTGAAGAAGTCCAACTGTCCAAGGCCGTCTCTCTCCATGCGTCCAACATCGCAGGAGAGAGCCACCCATGTCCGACACCAAACGTGTCGCCCGCGACACAAAGCATGCCGAGCTGACCATGAGCATCGAAGCGGTCCACGAAGCTAAAGGCTGGCTGGAGTGGCTGACGCAGCGCGAGCATCGCGGGCGTCATGACACCTGGACCGCCGCTCGTGGTCGGGCCGCGAAGAAGGCCGGCGTCCCCGAGAGCTATGCCAAGCGCCTCTGGGATCGCTGGGAAGAAATGAAGGACGTGTCGGGCGGCACCTACCGCGCCCTTCACCGCGCATACCAGAGCCAGTGCGATCGGCAGGAAGAGACCGCCGCGCACTACCGCAAACTTCGAGAGGCAATGACCGATGGTGGTCCGTCTAACACGGACGGCGATAGGCGTAGCATGGGAGTGGCTTCTGTACCGCCTCACGCTTCTGCGCCGACCGCGCGCCCGCTTCCCTGAACGCAACGACGAGGACGCGACATGAGCGGCAAGAAAGCAGATTACTCCGCAGTCCCCATGCTCTGGGCACAGGGCCTCACGCTGCACGAGATCGCCGATCGCATCGGCCGCTCCTACTCGTCCGTCTGCGATTTCGCCCGCAACAACCGTGAGCTTTGCCCGAAGCGCTGCAACGTCCATGCCGATCGTCGCCAGTCCGTTGGCGGCGCTAGCACCATTCCGAAGCGCTGCATCATGGTGCCGGTCGTGCCGAACACCGGCATCACCCTGTCGCCGGTGATCTACACGCCGGTCTCGGTCGCTGCGTTCTCGTGGGACGAGGTGGCCGCATGAAGACGCTTTCAGTGCCCCCGCGCGCCCACCCGCTTGTCCGCGAGTTCTATCGGATGTGCATTGACCGAGATCTGGTCGTCAAAGACGTGGCGAAAATCTCTGGCGTGCCGATCAGCACGATTGAGAACTGGCGAAACGTCACGACGCCGAAGGTCTCGGATCTCGAAGCCTGCTTCAACGCGATTGGCTACCGTCTGGTGCCGCGCATCAAGCCCGTGGAGGCATGATGACCGACACGCGCGAGTATGCCGTCCACCACTTGATCATGCGGTATCTCGAGGCCGTCCTGATCTGGCCGACGACCGCCTACACCACGAACAACAATCCTCGCTCGGCCGTTGCTGGCGCCCGACAGAAGGCGCTTGGCACGCGCAAGGGATTGCCAGACATTCAGATCCTGCGCACCTGCGGTCGTAGCGCTTGGATCGAAGTTAAGGCGCTCAAGGGTCGCCTGTCGCCCGAGCAGCGCGCCTTTCAGGAATGGTGCCGTGAAGCGGGCCACCCGCACTGCGTCGCCCGTTCCATCGACGACGTGCGCAACTTCCTGCAGGCCGAGCATATTCCGAACCGCGACACCGAAACGGTGGGCGAGGCTGCAGCTCGCCTGCTGGCCGGGATGGATCGCAAGAGGTCCGCAGCATGAACGCGCTGACCCCGATCGACGACAGCTTCATTCTCGAGATCGAGCAATCGCTTCTCGGCGTTCTCCTACAAGACGGTGGCCTTGCCCGCGTGCGTTCTTGGGTTCGCGTGGAGCACTTCCGCGAAGAATTCCATCGCGCAGTCTACGAGACCATCTGCAAGGCGTTTGACCAGACTGGCTCGACACATTCCAAGGTCGTCGCGAAGCTGGCTGATCCCGAGATGGACGTTGCGCTGAAAATGCGCATGGGCATCAGCCTCAATCAGTATCTCGGCCATCTCCTCGCCAACTGCGTGCACACCGTCGCAGGCGTCGAGAAGGCTGCCAAGGCGGTCGTTGATCAGTGGGCTCGGCTCACCTACGCCGAACAGATGGAGATGGCAGCGGTCGCCGCTCGCGATCCGTCTGCCTCGGTCGCCAAGCTCATCAAGTCCACCGGCTCGACGTTGGAAGAGATCGGCTCCGATCTTCGCCGCGGTCGCAATCGCCGATCGCGCATGTCTGCCGGCGAGGCTGGCGACAGCGTTCTCGCTGCGGCACGTGAGGCCAAGGCCAACGGCGGCGCCCTGACCGGCGTCACCTGGGGGCTGAAGGACGTGGACCACCTGACGGGCGGAATGCAGCGCAAGGATCTGATCCTCGTCGGCGCTCGCCCCTCGATGGGCAAGACTTCGCTCATGACCTCCTGTGCCCTCGCAGCCGCGCGCAAAGGCCACGGTATCGGCATCCTGTCGTTGGAGATGGATGCGCAGAAGCTGATGGCCCGCGCGCTTTCCGACATGACGCTGCCGACCAACTGGCCGGTGCCGTATGTGGACATCCTCAAGGGGCAACTCGACGACGCGCAGATGGCGAATGTCGAGCACATGAACCAGCGCCTGCACGGTTATCCGATCATCGTGGAGGAAGCGGGCGGCAACGTCTTCGACATCCGCATGAAGATCGAAGCCATGATGGAGCGCTTGGAGCGGCAGGGCAAAGCCAAGCTCGACTGCATCATGCTCGACCACCTTGGCTTCGTGGAGCCCGGCACCCACTACAAGGGCAACCGGAACAACGAGATCGGCGAAATCACGCGCTCGCTGAAGGACTACGCCAAGGAATACGACGTGGCGTTCGTCCTCCTCTCGCAGCTCTCTCGTGCGGCCACACAGCGCGACAACAAGCGCCCCCAGCTCTCCGACCTTCGGGACAGCGGCAACATCGAACAGGACGCCGATGTCGTCGTGTTCCTGCACCGCGAAGCCTACTACCTCGAACGGGTCGAAGAGACGAAGCAGGACGAGGACGACAAGCGTCGTGAGGCGCTGGAAGCCTGCCGCCACGAACTCGAATTCATCATCGCCAAGCAGAGGAACGGCCCGGTCAACACGGTGAAGCTGTGGTGCGACATGGCCCTGTCTGCGGTGCGCAACCTCGACAGGATGAAGCGATGAGCATTCAAGCCGTAGCCTGGGCCTTTGAGCAAGACGTGGCAGACCCGGCCGCAAAGCTGGTGCTGATGTCGCTCGCCAATGCCTACAACCAGCAGAAGCAGCGCTGCTTCCCGACTGTTCGCCAAATCATGAAGGAAGCGGGCATCTCGGAGATGGGCGCGCGCCGCAAGCTGAAGGTGCTTGTGGATCTCGGCCTCGTTGCCATCAAGCCTTGCTACGCCGCGGACGGTCGCCAGCAGTCGAATGAGTACCTTCTGGCCGGCTTTGGGGAGGGTATCAAACTGGTAGGGGGAGGGTACCAGCCTGATAGGGGGGAGGGTACCACTGCTGATAGGGGGGAGGGTACCAGCTGTGATACCCCTCTAAAGGAACCGGAAGAAACACCGGAAGAAACCTCTCTTGGTGCATCCGCACCCAGCCAGCCGGCTTCGCCTTCCAAAGCCAAGCTCGCAACGGACGACAACACCGCCCTCTTCGAAGCCTTCTGGACGGCCTACCCCAAGCGTGAAGGCCCGAACCCGAAGAAGCCTGCCCGTCTGGCATACGATCGCGCCATCAAGCGGGGTGCGACGCACGAGGGCCTGCTCTCCGAAGCGAAGAAGCTCGCACGGCATCATCCGAAGCCGACCCGGTTCTGTCCGCAGGCCGTGACGTGGCTGAACCAAGACCGTGCGGCTGACACGGCTTCGCCCTCGACGCCCAATATGGCGAAGACCGACGACCAATGGCTGAAGCACCTTCAGTACGCCCGATCCGAGAACAAGTGGTGGATCGACGAATGGGGTCCGATGCCCGGAGACACCGGCTGCCGCGTCCCAGAACACCTCATCACCGACAACGACCGTCGTCAGAATTTCGTCACCCGGAGGTCTGCATGAGCGACGCCGTGAACCATCCTGCGCACTACACGAAGCACCCGTCAGGGGTCGAGTGCATCACCGTCACCGAGCACATGAACTTCAACGTCGGCAACGCGGTGAAATACCTGTGGCGCGCCGGCAGCAAGTCGCTTGATCCAGTTGAGGATCTGGAGAAAGCGCGCTGGTACGTCGAGCGCGAGATCGCTCGGCTCAAAGCCGCCAAGCTCGGCATCCCGGTTCTTCCTCTCGGCAGGGAAAGGAGCGGGGAATGAGCAGCTTCGAGTATGTCATCGGGAAAACCGAGGGCTTCCATTCGTGCAACTGCGTCGGCCCGCAGCAGGGCATGCCACTTTGCCCTTGCGCCATGCGAAGCGTTCGCGTGCAGGACGGCCGATATGTCCAGGTACGTGATCTTGGGCCCGTGAAGCTTGAGAGGCCAGCAATTGAGCCGATCCGTAAGTGCGGCAAGTGCACGAAGATCCTGCCGCCCTATGCGAACTTCTGTCCGAGCTGCGGAGAGCCCGCATGACCGCCTATCGTGAACTCATCGAGCGGCTGGAGCGCTCCACTGGTCCTGACAGGATTGCGGATTGCCTGCTGTTCGAGATGCAATGGAAAGAGGGCGAGCCATTAGGCCCACCAGCTTACACCGCCTCCATCGACGCCGCTCTCTCCCTCGTGGAAAAGATGCTGCCGGACTGGGGTCGTTGTCTCTACTGGAACAACTGCCAGGGCCATACGGCGCGTCTTGAGGACAACGCCAACGCCTACACAGGCAGCACAGGCGCGGATTTCGAAGCCCGCGGAGCCACAGCCCCTATAGCGCTGCTCATCGCTCTCCTCCGCGCTCTCGAAGCCCAGAGCAAGGATAAGGAGGAGGGGGAAGCATGAAGCTCACACGGCGACACACAAATGTGCTGAGCGCACTGGACAAGGCACCACTTGGCCTTCCGCTCCAAAGCCTTCCGAACGGCCATGGCCACGCAGCGGGCGGCCACAATGCATCTGGAACGACGCTGAGAGAGCTACGGAACGACGGTCTGATCGTCAGCGATCAGCACTTCCGCTCCTACGTCATCACAGAAGCCGGCCGCGCCATCCTCTCCGACCTCAATGCTGAAAGGGCAAAGCCTTGAGCGAATGCGAGCGCATGGGGAAGTGGCTTCGCGGGTGCAAGTTCGTTGCAGCCTACCATGAGACGCCGCCGAACGTAGAGCGGCTGAGCTACACCGGCTTTGATGCAGCCGGGCTCATCAGCCGTCTGACTAAACGAGAGTTCGTTGGCACCTTCTGCGAAAGGTGTGGACGCAAAGGTGAGGAGCCCTCCGCATGACCGTCACAGCTTCTATGAAACGCAAGAGGAAGGCGGGGCGGCCCGCGAGGGAGGGCGTGGACCGCTTCGCCTGCGGCAAGATCAAGCCGCCCTCACAGGAAGAGATCGAAGCCCGCAACCGCGCCCAGGTCGTCGCCCAGCGTGTGAAGCACCACGGGCTGACGAAGACTGCGGCAAACGATCAAGCCGGCGGCTCTGTCATCGGCCGCCTCTACCTCATGGGCTCTGTCAACGGCCTCAGCCAGGACCAGTATCTCGCAGCCCAGCGCATTGCCGAGGCGAGGCACGATGCGGGAAAGGCCATCCTCAAGCCCACCGTTCGCTCTGGAAGCGATTTTGGCGGGGTGAGGGGGCATGACGCCTCGGATGGCTCGGATGCGTCCTACGCCGATTGGGTGGCTCGCGTCACACGCCGGTGGAAGGACATTCGCTCTGCCATCCTCGCCGCAGGGCCCCTCGCCATGATGGCCGTCGAGATGATCGTCGTCGAGGACAAGGAGCCGAAGGGATCGCTCGGGGATCTGCGCCTAGCGCTCAACGCGGTTCATCGCTTGCATTCGACGGGAAGGGCTTGACAATAACGGGCGCGCGCGCGAAATTCCGTAAATCAGATTGCAGCATTGCGCCTTTGGGCGAACGAGGGTGCCCACCGCTTATGGTGGGCTAGGTGCCGGGCCGAGGTTTTAACACCATCCCGGAAGTCGTCATCTGCAGGTGGCGCACCCTATCAGCGCCATGAGCGCGACGAGTTGAGGCGGAACCACGAAGCCCAAGCCCGTTTCAATGGACGGTAGGTGTCTTCCCGCCTCAAACCAAACAAGCAGCCCGGTGGGCGCTTTGACAGCATCAGGACGGCGGCGTGGAAGGACACGCTACTGGAGCGCCGCAACGACCCTGTAAAATGGCTCTCGAACATGCTCCGAAATGCGGCAGTCGGTATCGAACCCGGCCCGTCCTGACCCTTCCGCCCCGTTGGCTAGCGCCTGCGGGGCTTTTCGTTGTGAGGACCACTGATGGTCGCACGCTCCGTCGCCGAAGTCATTGCAGGCGAGGCCACCTACGGGCCCGGTCGCTACAAGGACATGCTGGCGATCGCGTCCGTCATTGCGAACCGCTCGCTTCTGCACGGCGTAACCCCGCAGCAGGTCGTCGCCAACAAGCGTGAGTTCAACGCCTACGGCAAAGCGCTTCCCAAGGGCGCCAACCGCTACGTCGAGATGGCCGAGCGGGCACTCCGTGAAGTGCAGGAGCGCGGACCCGTTCACCGCGGCACTTTCTACGCCACGCCGAGCGCCACGAAGAACCTGCCCCGCGGCCTCAGTCAGGTCGCCCAGACCTCCGGCCACGTCTACTACAGCGATCCCCAGCGCCGCCCGATCAATACGGCCGTGGGTACGAAGCGCTACCAGGACAAGCCGGTCGCCACCGCCTACGCCCCGGCCCCGAAGAAGGTCGGTGCGCTCGCAGCCATTGACCAGATCACCACGCCGACGCGTCCTGTCGTCACTCCGACCGCTCGACCGCAGGTGCAGGGTCCGAACCGCCCCGCCAAGGTCGCGCCGGACACTTCCCGCTTCGGTGCCCCTGCACAGCCTGCCATGACGCAAGCGATGCGCAACAGCCTCGCCGAACGGTATGGCGTCAAGGGTGGACGTGTTCCGTCGCCTGCCGTGTCGGCCTCGACCATCGCCCGCCCGTCCGCACGGCCAAACATTCCGCAATCGCTGACCCCATCACAGGAAAGGAACCTTGCCGCTCGCCTTGAGCCGCAGACCTCGCTTGCGATGGCGCCGCGCCCGACGCCCGCGCCCCGTAGCGTATCCGTCGCAGCTCCTGCTGGCGTCACCCGTGCGGCTTCATTGCCTGCCGGTCTCCGCGCTGCACCCATCTCTACACCTCGCAGCGTCTCGGTTGCGGCTCCGGTTGGCGTAGAGCGCGCCGCATCGCTTCCCAGCGGGCTCCAGTCGGCCCGTGGCGCGCGTGTTGCCCCTGCCTCGGTCTCGCGCGCCTCGCCGCTTTCGACGAAGCAGGCGGTCAACCTCGCGTCTCGCCTCGGCCCGATGACGGCAACGCCACAGGCTGCAGCAGCAAGAGCGGCACGAACGGCGAAGGCGGCAACCTCGCCCGTGTCGATCGGCAGCATCATGGGCATCACGCCGGCAGCGGCAGCAACTCGCGCGCCGACGACTGCACCCGCCACGCCAGCGCGGACGAACTTCGCCGGGTCGGCTGGGTCCATTCGCTCGCTCGACGCTCGGACGCCCGCTGTCACCGCGGCACCTGCTGCCCGTACCAACTTCGCTGGTCCTGCCGGCTCGCCACGCTCGGTGGACGGCAGGCTCAATGCGCAGCTCGCCTCCGTCAATCCGATGGCGAGCCAGGCGCCGCGCACGGCCACGCCGACAGCAAGGGTGGACTTCGCAGGCCCGATCGGCTCGCCGCGTGCGGTTGAGGGATTGGCTCGCTCCATTTCGCTCGCCTCGAGCCCGGTGCAGGGTCCGATGCGGCCACAGGTTCAAGGTCCGGTTCGCTCGCAAGTCCAAGGCCCGATGCGCCCCGCCGCTCCGGTGACGGGTGCACGTGTCGTCTCCACTCCAACCGCAAGGGTCGCAACGCCTACCGCCCGCCCGACGATCGAAGCCCCGCAGGCAATCTCCAGCCGACCGCGCACGGTCTCGGCCGCTCCGCAGGTGTCTCGCTCCGTCCCGACGCCGACTGCCCGCGATCCTTGGGGCAACAATCTGCGCACGAACGTCGCTGCGGCATCGGCCACGACGGCAGCGCCGGCACCGGGTCTCGCGTCGCGTCTCGGCATTACACCCGGCCGTGTCGCAGGCTCGCTGATCGGCGGCGCTATCGCTGGCCCGATCGGCGCGATTGCCGGCGGCTTCCTCGGCGGTCGCTTCGGCCCCGCTCGTGTCGGCCCCAGCATCGGCGGCAACGGCATGAATGGCGGCTCCATGGGCGGCTTCGGCGGCGGCATGGGTGGTCGCAGCAGCAATCAGGGCTCGAGCCTCAACGGCGCTGGCATCGGTGGCGGCATGGCGGATCGCTACGGCGGGTTCCGCGGCTTCTCCGGTGACAGCAGCAGCACGCCGGGGCCGGATGGCGGCAAGGTGGGCGGCGGCTCGCGGTCGTCGTCCAGTTCGGGCGGCAAGTCGTCTGGTGGTGGGAAGGGCAAGAAGTGAGCCAGTGGCGCAAGAAGCCGGTCACGATTGAGGCGCATCGCATTGGTGATGACGGCTGGCCTGATGCGATCTGGGAAGGCGTCATGCGGAACGAGATCATTCTCCATCTCGGGCGCGATGCGTTCAAGAAGACGACTGGCCATGTTGAGATACAAACCCTTGAGGGCATCATGCGCGGCGAGATCGGCGACTGGATCATCAAGGGCGTGAAGGGCGAATTTTACCCCTGCAAGCCCGACATCTTCGCCGCTACGTACGAACCCGCATAACGGGCGAGAAGGTCTTCCCCACGGCTTCAACGGCAGCCGTCACGTCCATGATGTCTCCCCGCTCGGTGCCCACAGGACATCAGCCAAGCGGACGAGGCCAAGCGATCCTTCTCCGTAAGTTAGTTGTCGCAAATCTGGACAGCCGATCATCAATAGGCAGCGAGGCAGCGTGTGAGCGAAATCGGCGCCGACCGAACATGCGTCGTCTATCGCACCGCCCTTGGCGTCGTCCGTCTCACGGAAGCTGTCGCCGACGACTTCCCTCGCTTGTTCCGTGAGGAGCGAGCTCGCTTCCACGACAACCTCATGGCTTGGCTCGAGACCGCGACCGACAAAGGCGCATCGCTTGATCGCATCGTCATCCGATTGAGCCAGTACCGGAAATGGACAGGGCGATGAGCAACACGGTTCCCGTTAGCTACGATGCCGAAAGCGAAGCCTACCTGAAGCGCTACCCCGAGCTCCGCCCGCTGCTGGCGGTCTACGGTGCTGACGGGGCAAGGCTCCACTACAACACCCACGGCAAGACCGAGGGCCGCACCTGGGGCGCCGCCGCTCCTGTCGCTGCTGCGCCGTCTGGTCCGGTCGAGACCGTCAGCACCGCAGCCATGCCTGCAATGTACGGCAACGATGCGAGCTCGTGGGACGCCTACATGAAGGCGGGCCGAACCGCGACCGAGGGCATGAACCAGATGCCGGGCGTGTTCTCGGACTACGGCTCGATCCCAACCGACGACGCCGCGGCGCAGAAGATGTTCTACCCGGCCTCCAATGGCGGCACAGCAGCCAATGGCGCCGCGACGGCTGGCCCGCTTATGGCATCGGCGCTCGCGGCTCTCACGGGGCAGGGCGGCGGCCTTCAGCAGAGCGGGCAGTCCGCGGGCAACTCGACCTTCGACCGCATCATCAACGCCGGCCCGGAGGCATTCTCCAACGGCCTTATCACCGAGTACGGCCTTCGCGGCGGAATGACGCCCGAGGAGATGTCCTTCTATCTGAAGGGCCGTCAGTACTACGGCGGATGACCTCTCGCCGCTCTGATTAAATATCAACGGAAATCAAAATGGCTCAAGGAGGCAAACGAGCTGGAGCGGGTCGCCCTCCAGGCGCGCAGAACAAGCGCAGTGTGGAGTTGGCGCGGGAAGCCGAAGCCTCCGGCCTGATGCCGCTCGAGTACATGCTGTCCGTCCTTCGCGACGTGAACCAGACGAACGACAATCGCATGTGGGCGGCAGAGAAAGCCGCGCCGTATGTCCACGCCAAGCTGTCGGCCGTGGAGATGAGTGGCAGCCTGACCGTGAACCATGAAGACGCTCTTGAGGAGCTGGAGTGAGCAGCCTTTCCGATCGGGAGCGTGCCATCCGGCTTCGCCTCCGAGACGACTTCCTGCACTACGCCGGCAAGTGCCTTCGCATCCGGTCGAAGTCCGGCGCCATCGTGCCGCTTGAGCTCAACAAGGCCCAGACGTACCTCCATGCGAGGCTGGAACAGCAGAAGGCGGAAACGGGCAAGGTCAGGGCGCTCGTCCTCAAGGGCCGTCAGCAGGGCGTCTCCACCTATGTCGGCGGGCGCTTCTATCATCGGGTGACGCATTCGCGCGGTCAGCGGTGCTTCATCCTCACGCACGAACAGGACGCGACCAATAACCTCTTCGGCATGGTGGATCGCTACCATGCGCACTGCCCCGATCTGGTGAAGCCATCGACCTCGGCAGCGAATGCGAAGGAGCTCTTCTTCGACCGGCTCGAGAGCGGCTACGCAGTCGGCACGGCGGGCGCGAAGGCAGTCGGCCGATCGCAGACGGTGCAACTCTTCCACGGTTCGGAAGTCGCCTTCTGGCCAAATGCCCAGACCCACTTCGCAGGCGTCGTCCAAGCTATTCCCGATCTGCCGGGGACGGAGATCATTCTCGAGAGCACAGCGAACGGGGTGGGCGGCGAGTTTCACGCTCGCTGGCAGCAGGCCGAGCAAGGGATCGGCGACTACATCCCGATCTTCATGCCGTGGTTCTGGCAGCCCGAATACCGCAGGCCGGTTCCCGATGGCTTCCACCTAACGGACGAGGATGAAGCCTACGCCGAAGCGCACGGCCTCGACCTCGAGCAAATGGCTTGGCGGCGGAACAAGATGGCGGAACTGAAAGACCCGCTGCTGTTCAAGCAGGAATACCCGGCGACCGCAGACGAGGCGTTCCAGATGACGGGGCACGACAGCTTCATCAAGCCGGAAGCGATCCTGCGAGCTCGTAAGGCCGAATGCGAGGGCATCGGGCCGCTCATCATTGGCGCGGACCCGGCGCGCTTCGGTGACGATCGGTTCTCGCTGGCATGGCGCCGCGGTCGAAAGCTCGTCAAGCGTGAGAGCAAGACGAAGCTCGACATCGTGGCTGGGGCGAACTGGATCAAGCAGGTGATCGACACCGACAAGCCCGACGCGGTGTTCATCGACGTGGGCGGTCTGGGTGCCGGCACCTACGACATTCTGAAGAGCTACGGCGAGCCGTATTCGGACATCTGCATCGCGATCAACTTCGCAGGTGAGCCGCAGGAAAGCGTTCGGTTCATGCCGGATGGATCGAAGCGGCCCGGCCCGCGGAACCGCCGAGCCGAAATGTGGGAGCGCTCACGCGACTGGCTGGAAGAGCCGGCGGGCGTGGACATTCCCGATGACGACAGCTTGCAGGCCGACGCCTGCGCCCCTGGCTACCACTACGACACGAACCAGCGCCTTCTCATCGAGAGCAAAGAGCACATGCGAGCTCGCGGCGTTCGGTCGCCCGATGAATGGGACGCCGTGGTCCTGACCTTTGCCCAGCCCGTCGAACAGAAATCAGTCGAGCCCGTGCGCGATTACCGCGGGGGCGGCGCACAAGCTTGGATGGGCTGATGGCCGACGATATGTCCAAAGGCGAGAAGGACGACCTCCTGGCGGAAGCCAAGGAAGCGTTCGAAGCCGCGCACGAGGCTGAGGCCGACAACCGCGCACTGGCCGCCGAGGATCTGCGTTTCTCTAGGCTCGGTGAACAGTGGCCAGAGGAGATCGCGAAGAAGTATCAGACGGACGGTCGGCCCATGCTGACCATCAACCGTCTGCCGGCATTCATCCGCCAGGTCGTCAATGATGCGCGCCAGAACAAGCCGTCGATCAAGGTCCACCCAGCTGACGACAAGGCCGACGTGGCGACCGCTCACATCATCAACGGCCTGATCCGCAACATCGAATACACCTCGAACGCGGATGTCGCCTATGACACGGCCACCGAGTGCGCCGTCTCGATGGGCTGGGGCTATCTGAAGGTTGATCTCGACTACGCCTATGACGACACGTTCGATCTGGACCTGTCGATTGAGCGTGTGGCCGATCCCTTCTCGATCTACGGCGACCCGTCCTGCATGGATGCGGACAGCGCGAACTGGAATTCGGCGTTCGAAGAGGAATGGCTGACCGAGGACGAGTTCGAGGACCAATATCCCGGCGAAGACCCGACAAGCTGGTCGGGCACGGGCGAGCATTGGGCGTCTGACGGCCGGGTCTGCATCCGCAAGTGGTGGCGCCGCGAGGAGGTCAAGCGCACAGTCCTCCTCATGTCGGATGGCCGCGTGCTCGACAAGGACGAGGCCGAGAAGGTCATTGCGGACGGCGGCGACGGCATCGGCGACATCACGATGCTGGATTTGCTGGCGAACGGCTTCGATCCCGACTTGCCGAACCCGCTCATGAGCCCGATCCCGCCGGTCACGGTGAAGGCCGAGCGCGAAACCCGTTCGTGGAAGGTCAAGCGGCACGTCATGAACGGCGGCCGCGTCATCAAGACGGACAAATGGCCGGGCCGCTACATCCCGATCATCCCGGTCTATGGCGACGAGGTGATCGACGACCAGCGGAAGCGTCATCTGCGTTCGCTGATCCGCGACGCCAAAGACCCGCAGCGCATGTTCAACTACTGGCGCTCCAAGGCGACCGAGCTTGTCGCTCTGGCGCCGAAGACGCCTTGGATCGGGCCGAAGGGTTCGTTCAAGTCCGACGCGCGCCGTTGGGCGACGGCGAACACCGAAAACCACGCGTACATCGAGTTCGACATCGTGAATGGCGGGCCGCCGCAGCGTCAGCCGCTCGACACGGGCGCCGCCGCAGGAGCGCTCCAGGAGGCGATGAACGCCTCGGACGACATCAAGGCCACCATCGGCATCTACGACGCTGCAATGGGCGCTCAGGGCAACGAGACGAGCGGTCGCGCGATCCTCGCTCGTCAGCGTGAGAGCGACACGAGCACCTTCCACTTTCAGGACAACATGAGCCGCGCCATTCGGCACACCGGCCGCATCCTGATCGACCTGATCCCGAAGGTCTACAACAAGGAGCGCATCATCCGCGTGATGGGCGAGGACGGGGTTCCGTCGAACGTCCCCCTCATGCGCCCCGTGCCGGTTCAGATGGGGCAGGGGATGCCGCAGGTTC